AACAACGGGCGCAGTTCCTTCTGGACGGAGGGTAATATGGCGGTCACCCTTGTCATAAAAATCGTACATTTCCTTGGTTACGATATCGGTCGTGTCCCCAACAGAGCGGCTGATGACCTCGTAGTGTTCAAAAATAGGCGTGCGCACTTCTGCATAGTTATAACGCTTGAAAATTTCACGGGCAAAGCCCTCAACGTACTGCCACTTAGCAGACTCAGCAGGTAAAATATCCTGCGTTCCTTTTGGTTTTTGTAATTTCATAGGGAATCCTCGATTTTATAAGTTTATTTCAAATAAACAAAAATAGTCTCATTGTCATCACCGTAGTAGCCTGTTTCTACGCCCTCAATTTCATATCCTACTTCAAAATATTCAATTTCGTAATCTTGGTATTTGTCAGATTCTGTACGATTCATGATATTGTAGGTTTCATGTGTACGTGTAGAATAGACATCCCAACCGTTATCATCTGTTTTGACAAATACGATAAGCTGACTTTTTGAAAGTTCTTGAAATTCTTTTAGGGTTATAGAAGTAGTCATGTGATCCATTGTAAGGGTATCATTTAGTAGGCTAAGTAAACGTGTAATGTCTGACGGGGTATGACCATCATATTCTGGTGCAGTTGATAATTCGGTAACCTGGAACATATCCCAGTATTTTAATTGATAGTGATAGGTAAATTGACCTTCTGGTGTGTTGATACCTACGATAAAATAATCATCAAACATGGTGTTATCGGCATGTTTCTTTGATTTCCATGCGTTTTGTTTGTTTTGATTACAGATAACAGAAAATAGTAACATGCGATGGTTGTAAAGTTCATTGAAGGTGTGATACCCATCTGAAAATTCTCCCTTGTTTGGGACGGCTAAAATTTCTTCTTGTAGTTTATCGAATTTGTTCATTGTCAGTATCCTTTAATTTCTCTCTTTCCTTTCTTAATAAAATAGAATGAGTACAGTTGTACTCATTCTAATCTACAATTAATCGACTAAAATTTGAACCTGGTAGAAATAAATCACAATATGTATTATTTAGCTCTCGATAGGTCATTGTTTTGGATTGTTCAATTACTTCTTTTGGTACTTGATATAAATTACTCAGAGAAACGTCAAATTCAGACTGATTAGAATTAACATATTCTGAGCAATTCAGTTGTTCAATAATTTGTTCAATCTCATTTGATATATCAAAATTAACATAATCATAGAGTGAGTCTAATAATGTTGAAACATCAACAGTGACTGTATCCTCAATCATCAAAATCAGGTGATTCATTTGGAAATAAGGATTTGGTACAATCAGGCCAAATGAAACCTGTTGTTCCTTTAGTTTGTCTTTTATTTTTTCATAAAGACATTCCTTAACTTTTTGAGTAAATTCTTTTTTACGTTCATCATATTGAATGGTATTGAAATATTCTTCTTTTGTTTCTCCATGGAGATAAGACCATGGTTCATTAACAAAATGTTTCAATTCATCAATCGTATTCCAAAACTCAGAAATAGGTACTTCTTTACCATGTTGCACAAACTGATCGTATAACGGTGTCCATTCGGCGCGTGATGGTTTAAATTTATCAAGAATACATAACCGTTCACCAAAAATGATTGGCATACGAACTTCCCGAGTTGGATGACTTAATGTAAGTCTTTTATTCCATACACTAAATAAAAACTCAGGTAGTTCTTTTAACTGGAAGTGCATGATTTCATATCCTGATTGATTTTGAAAGAAAAAATAACCACCTGGATATGTAATGTTATATGGGTGTAATCCAATTGCACGTAAACGCTTGATGACAGTTTTCATCAATTGCTTGTTCACTTTAGAAATCTTATTGATTTCTATTGATTTCTGTTTCTTTTTGATACGTTTATTCATAATATTTCCTTTTCCATTAGTAATAAAATTGTGTCATATCACTGAAAGCATTTTATACTTGACATTCACTTTATTCTATTGGGACTGTTCAAGTAATGTCCTGTTAGACAACCAATCATTGTAAATAGGTAAATTATTGCCAACGAAATGAAATGTTCTTTATTTATAGCAATATAAGTTATTACAAGCATTACTATTGCATACATGATGGTTGGTTTTATTTTAGTACAAATTTCAGTTGTGTTGTCTTCCCACATTTGAGTAAGTGGTATGGCTAAAAGATACATAATAGATGTAATAATAATGAACCATATCACAAATGCAAAAAGATGTGTCCCACCTAGTAATATGATTATGGTACCTACACTAAAGTAATACATGAATGCTAACGATATGGTCATCAATACCCCAACAATGATAAGTGGTAAAACTTCATTTCTTAACCAATTTATTAATGACGTAATTGTATTTCCCATTATATAATTCCTTCTGTTCTTTTAGCGATTTTAACAAATCATTTCTTCAATTGGTTTTAGTTCATCAACCATATTACGTATAGTTTCGAGTAATGGCGTATCTAGGGTAATTTTTTGACAATTTTCAATCACTAACGTAATAAAGTCATTAGACTTGCATGTGATAGAGATATGATCGTTTAACTCAATAAGAGTATTGAGTCCTGCATTATGTGTATGATAAAGATAAAGTTGAGTATACTCCTTAAATTTACGAAGTTCAAATGAATACTCATTATCGCCATATTGGTAAGTCCCTTTAACACTCCAATACGTAGAATAATATTGTAGTTCATCGGTGATACTAATACTTTCTTCGTTAATTAAGTGATTAACTTGATTCATGAACTCAAAAGATTTGGATGCTTCATATAACCATTTATCCATTTCAGCTTCTGTTGATGAATAGTCCCATTGAAGTGCTAGAATCTTACCATCTTCTCGAACAAGTTGAATCTCAGATGTTTTATGAATGAAATTAAGTTTAATTTCAAATCTAAGACCCAATTCCGTTAATGTTGGATATTTTTTTTCCAATCTTTCACGTAACTGTTCCGTCATTTTTTCTGGAGTATTTAGAATTTGATCTGTAATTTCAGGGTCCGTTACCTTGATTAACTCAACTCGATAAAAACTACAACCATCCACTTTTCTACCATAGCGTTCTAAATGCTCTGACACCTCTGGTTTATAAACCGTGTTATCAATTACAATATAGTCAGGCATACTTGGAAAAAGTTGTTCTTCTTGTTCTTCAGTTAAGTAAACCCCTGATGGCAAGGCGCTTTCAATTTCATTATATCGAATCCATGTTTCATCATTCCAAATTTTATGAACTTCGTCAATACTGTCAAATGTTTTTACTTTCATTTTTTGTTTCCTTTTCGTAAAATTGATTCAATTTCATCTAGTTGATCAGTGGTTAAACCTACCGTACTAGATGGAATAATCATATGAATTTTAGGTGCTTCACTTTTTATTTCATTATATACTTCCCACTTATGCAGCATATCATCGCAAAGAATAACGATATCATTTTGGTGTTCATTGGCAAATTTTACGATTGGAGCAGTCTTTGTCCATATATTTGAACGGTCAATGACATCATTTAAATCTATCCATTTCCAATCAACATCGATTAGATTATTTAAGTGACATGCATCACTTCCACGTAAGCTAACCCACAAAACGGTAGTATGATACGTTTCACTTAATTCTTTTATTCGTTTGAGGGTAGATAACTTCACATGAGCTTCTACTTTTTCAATCCAAATAAAATTATCAGGATTTTCCAATTTTTCCAGAATATCAGGAAAATCGGTACCAACAGTCCCATTAAGGTCTAATAGAATATAAGACGCCATGTTAATGTCCTTTTTGTTTTAGACATCGTTTCATGGCGTTAATGGTTGATTTATCAAGGTCACAATCAATTTCCCATGTCCCATTAGGGTATTGCATAAAATATCCACCGTGAATGGTTCCGTATTGAGGTCCTTTTGACCAAATATAAAAATATTGATCCTGTGTACCTTGTGTGTAAAAACCTAACCATGGATACGTTGCGTTAAGATAATCAAGTCCTTTTTCTTTTTGTGATGTAATGAATTTTAAGGCATCATAAATAATGGAATGACGATTTAATGCTTCAAGAATTTCAGAACGTTTAGGGTTTCCAAGTGAAAGAAACTCACCAGTTTTCATATCAATAAAGATGATGAATTGGTTTTCATTTGTGAATTCAAAGTAACGATAGGTGACACCTTGAAACTCTACATCCACTGTATTGTTTGGATATGGAGTAACCGATAGGTAATTAACATCACCGATATAAGCGGGGTCTGACTTACGAAATAAAATCAAATGATCGTAAGGTGTATGCGAATCAATATACACATCTAAGTTGTCAAAAGCACCATAGTCGATATAGATTTTGATATCATGATGCTTGTTTGTAAATTGTTTAATGATGTCTTTCATAATTAGTCCTCCAATAATGTTAAATGCAATAATGAGATGATTTCATATTTAGAAATCTTATCAGCTTCATATGTTTCTACTGTAACATAAAATCGATTGACTGAGAATGTTTTACCATGGAACACTTCTCCATAATGGATAATAATGGATAATACCGTTTCACTTTTCAAATTTTGAACTTCAAATCGATAAGATGATGATTTGATGGTTGTTGGTCCGAATGGTGATTTGAAGGTGTTTTCTGGTAATTTAGTCAATTTAAGAAATCGGTCTTCTACACGAGTATCTTCTTCAATTGTTGATGTAAAAGCCTTAGACTTCCAATAGTCTAATGAGATGTCATTCAATTCAGATTCTAATCGGTCAATAAGTAGTTCGTTTGCATCCATAGTGTTTGTCATAATAGTGATTCCTTTCATATATAAAGTAATTTAATTTGCAAATCAAAGTATTTATATTATTTAAATACTTTCGGAATGATTTGTTCGATTTCTTCTTCTGATAGTTTGTCTGAATTATAGATGTATAAGGTGATAGAATATTTTAGATAATCATGACGAATATCCATTGACAATAATAATTCCTTTTCTGAATTATAAATATCTAATTTAGATACCTTATATGAGATAATGGTTTCTGCTAAGCTAAATGGATGGCGAACTTCAGGTACCGCTCTATGAGTGAGTTGATAACTATATTCACCTACTTGTCCATTCGTTACATCTTCATATAGGATATACACACCTTTCAAAAGTTGTTCTACTTTCCTAATGAGACGATTATTGATAGCTTTCTGTTGATGATATTCTTTTACGAGTTCTTTTAGTTTTGTCATGGGATAGTTCCTTTTATGTTTGAAAGTATTTTACCATACTTCTACATTTTTTGATTCACAATGTGGACAACTTGGTTCGTCCTTATAACGAATATCGTTATCAACATAGACTAATTGTTTTTTGTGACAATCTAAACACACAATTAAATCATACATGTTATTCAAATCCTCTTAATACATATGATGTATTCATTCCTTGTGAATGATAATCCATGACAATCATATCCATGTTATCATCACCTGTGAGATAGGGTTTTAGTTCTGAATTTTTAGGAATATAACCAATTCGATGGTCATCTCCATTATTATCATGAACATATACGGCGATAGCAGTTTCATCATAAGGATTGGTTGGTTCTGCTACTAAGTGAGCCTTTGTGTAGATTAAATCAATTCCAAATCGATTTTTATTACCTGGAATGAGTCTACCTGCAATAGTTGAAAAGTCTGGTTGTTTTACATAGCTAGTGCCTACTACTTTTTCAGTCATAATAAAAACTCCTTATATAAATGATTTTGATGATTGATGTTTGACATGAAAAAATTTCGGGATTGGAAGGGGGTTGGGGAAAACGAAGTGTCCCCAAGGAGATTTGGAAAAGTCGTTAAGACTTTTCCAAAAAAGAGGTGAGGACCTCTTTTTATTTTTTAATAAAAATTTTCTTTATTTTATCAATATTAACTGTAATATTAGCTAACTTGTCTACAATAATAATGAGAATGGCCATTATTGTTGGTGCAAAAAGGGCGACTTGAATAGCTGTTATAATATGGAAACCATAATAAATTAGTAAGCTAACAATAGGTGCAAGCACCAAAAACAGATATAAATAAAGAATATAGTTTTGATCAGAATCAACATCTGATTTGAAATCTATATATTTGTACGCTAGAAAAACCGCACCAAACATTGCTATGGCCATAATTAGTGCAATATAGAGTGTTAATAGGATTGTAATACTATTACTTGATGCAATAGTACCTTCAGGTTCAGGAATAAATAAAGAAATAATAAATACTCCTAATAGAATTTTACTGATTAAGGTTAGCTTACTATTAACCTCATTCCACAAATAAAGTATAAACGAGTTCTTTTTCATAGATATTATCCTTTCTATTCAATAATTTTGGATTGTAATTTCGTATTTTCTTCAATGATTTTTAACCAAAATCCCTTTGAAATTGGATCTTCAAATTCTTCTGGGGATAATAATTGTTTGACCGTGAAATTTTCAATCGTTTCATTTAGAAAGCCAATCAACTTTTCAATATCCATATTATTGAATATGTCCATTCGTGGGATGATCAATTGAGTTTCATTATAATCTATTGCTAAAAACAATTCATATATAGAATCATTAATAATGTCGATATATCGTTGTTTTACAATCTCTGGTGCAAATTGAAGGTGCATCTTGACTTCTTCTAATAGGCTTTGATGTTTATCAATAAATTCACAGATAGTACGTTTTTGATTGTCATTTAATGTTGAAAATTCTCTAACGATATAACTATCATCATCAATGACATTTTTAAATTGACCAAGTTCTAATGTATTTGTAAAACTGTTATCAGGTTTAATGTTACCAACAATATCATCATTTGAAATTTCGATATAGGTTTCATCAATAGTCCATGTGGTTAAACCACGTTCTTTTCTATAGTTCATTAGATTGTTGATCGCATTATCTAATGTTTCAGAATCTGAATTTGTCAGTTCGTTAATCCTATCAATAAGCATTTTTTTGGTGTAAGGATTGAAATCCATTCGTTGATCATGCTTATTTATCGAATACATTTTTACTTTATATATTTTTTCCATAGTTCGCCTTTCTATTCAATAATTTCGTATTCTTTGAAATACTGATTTATTTCCACAATACCATATTGTTTAACTAACTCACCTAGAGTTTTTTGTGTTTGAGAAATGGCATATTGAGACGCAACTGTTTTTGCAAAAAGTACCTTATCTTCATGAAGTTTCAATTTTTGATAGATTTCTTTTTGAATGGTCAATAATGGATTATCACTATCTAGCCAATTTTCTTGCATAATAAGGTCTTCTTCTTCTGCAGCTATAACAGTAAGAAAATGTTGTAATTCATCCGTATTGATAAGATCAAAGAGTTTCTTATGTTTATTTTCAGAATGTGAAATAGTTTCATAATCAACTAATTGATTTACAAGATTCACATATAACTCATAGTTTTTACCCGATGTGTTACTCCGTTTATATGCATACTCAAGTAATTCTTTACTAGTACCATAAAACCAAATGGTCTTCCACATTTTATTTGATTTTGTATAGGTAAATGGATCTCCTGTTAACCAGTTATCTTGAAAAACCATATAATCATGCCTTGATTCAATAATAGCATCACCAGTTATATAGGCATATCCATCAACAACCGCATATTTTAAGATTTTCGCATTTCCGCTAATATGGGTTTTATCATCAACAAAGGCACTATTTCCTACAAAGGCTTTTCCATCAATAACAGCATCACCATTTATAATTGATTCGTCTGTAATAGTTGCATGTCCACTAACAACTACTCGTTGACATACAGTTGCATTTCCTGATATAACTGCATATTCATTAATATAAGCTGTGCCATAAACTTTAGCGTTCATATGAACGGTAGCATTGTTACGAACAATTGCACCACCAAATACTTTAGCCTCATCATAAATCCAACAATTACCATGTTGACCAAGGTTTGATTCTGATTCCACATATCCACCAAGGTCACCTTCTTTTACATCACTAAATGATTGTAATGCCTTGATTCGATAAAGGGTTCTACTATAAACTGTAATTGTTTCATTAGTTAATTCGTACTTCTGATTCATCTGCTTTCCTTTCTGACTTATTTTTTATGAACTTCTCAAAATCGTCCTCAAACGATTTAATGAAAGTCTCATCACCAGATTCTAATTTTTCAATTAATGCATCCATTTTTTCAATAATTGTCATTTTTATTATCCTTTGTTGAAGATTAGTAATACTTTAATTTGTAATTCAAAGTATTATGCTTAGTTAGTATTTATTATAATCCCATTTAGCACATAATAAATCATCACGTTTGAGTTCAACGTTTTTCCATTTCTGAAGTAATTCACGAGTATCAAAACGTTGGTCAACAATAATTGCATAACCATTTGGTGTTTTATAACTATCGATATTGATTGGTGGACGTTTTTCATTGTTTTTAGTACGAGTTTTGTTGTGATAATAGTTGATATCATCGACAAAAGCATTTACTAAATCGTCAATGTTTTCACCATCAACTGGGTCAAAGTCAAACAGCCATTTGAGGTGTTTTGAGTCAGCAGCATTTTCTTTTTTAGCAGCAATAGCAGCAATTCTTTGTGGCAACGTTGCCATGTTATATTGTTCATCAATTAGTTGGTGCATCAATGCTTGTTGTGTTTTACTGTTGGAACGTGGGTTAACTGAATAATACATTCTGCACATTTCATTTGGTTGACCCTTACGAACAAAAGCGTAGAAATCTTCAATTAGATGAAAGTCATTGTGACATCTTGTTGTCACAAAAGCATTTCTACGTTCCTTGAAATTTTCAATATCTTTGTTGTCTTTGTTTCGTGAAACAAATAAGACAACATTGATTGGTGTTTCAATGTTGTTGTCAACTTCGTCACGATTCCATTTGTTATAATTTCCCATTGAAAATTCTCCTTTATTTGAATTTTTTATGTTATATTCATAAAATTGGTATGACGACAATACCGTTTTCTTCAGTCTCAGCGTAAATAGAATTAATCATCATGTTTTAACATCTTTCTTTTATTGAACGTCGTCAATACTTTAATTTGCAAATCAAAGTATTTTATCTATAAAGGGAGATCCAATGGGGAATGCTTGATGATTTTCATAGATGTATCAGACTTCGCATATCGTTCAGCTTCTTCTTGTGAGTCAAAGAATTCTGATGATGCTACTGACCAATCTTTATACGTTTTACGTACTTCGTATTTTGGTTCAACATATCGAATCATATAGACATCATCTTGATTAATCCCAATGGGATTAGACCCAATTTTTTGTTGAATGTGCGTTACATCTACAATATAAATATCTCGTTCTTTCATTGCATCTAATTCTCTTTCGAGATTATAAATATTGTTTCCTAAATCAGATGATGTGTCAAATAATGTGATTTGAATGTCTCGTTTTGTGAATACTGACATAATCATTTCCTTTCTTTAATCAATAATTTGATCTACTTCTGATTTATCAATCACATATGAAGTTGTTCCCCAGAATGATGATTGTTTAATATACAAATGATGATTATCTTCTGAATCAATTGTAAATTTATAATTTTTTATTAGATCACTTTTACTTTGAATTTCTAAAGTTTTTTGGTTTTTAATCGTAATATATTCATGATTGATAACAGCTTGTTCACGTTGCTGTGTGAATGCGACAAACATAATGATACTTCCGATACCAATTACAAGTGCTAATGTTGAGTTTACAACTGCCGTTGTTTTTTCGGTTAAAATCGCAGCTATTAGAAAAATAATACTGAGAATGATATTAATGGTTAAGAAGAAAAGTTGATAACCATTAAATTGTGTTAACAGGGATACTAATTGTTGCATAATTAATTTCCTTTCTTCGTTGTTTTAGAATAGTAATTCAAATTTTAACCTTTTTAAGGTTTTTGTGAATTGAATATCATTTACAACCAATGTCATAATAAGGTCATGTAGTTTACTAATATCCTCATCTGAATTAATTTCAAAATATCTAAATTTTGGCATAAAATCATCATAAACGGTTGAGGATTCATGTTGATGGCTGAATATAATTTCAACCTCATTTTCTTTGGCTCTAGAACTATTATTATTAGCTAATGGTGTAAGATCAATGGTGATTTGATGCGAGTATTGTTTATCCTCATCAGTTTCATCCTGTTCAAATAAATAGTTAATGGTGATCATATTCTTAAGAATCGGATGTTGTTTAACTTTAACATCCATTTCACTTAATGATTTCTTCAGTTTACTTACAAGATATTTAGGTTTGAATCGAATATTTCCATCAATGATATCTGATAAATATTCTCGAGATTGAAATGGTTTGGTGATATCGGTACATGAAGTGTTTAAGATGATGGGTTCTTTAACAGGATTCAACAAATTCAGGCTATTGGTGATGAATTTAGGACTTTGTGGGTCTACATAATTTTCCCAGTTTTTGAGCATATTATCAATCCACTTTTGATGATTACCACGATCATTGTATTTTCGTTTATAATGAATTTTATCACCAATATCAGGTAGTACAATTTGAACATCAATATTTCGATTATTCAATTCTTGTATTACGGCTGGAAGCATTGCAATGAGAACATAATCATATTTCTTTTTTGCTTGAATGATAGCGTTAACATAGTCGGATAATCCATTAGGGTTACTTTGACGTAAGTTATCTCCTTTTAATTTTTCATATTCTTCAATTGTTAGATTATCTGGCAATTTGAAAAAGAATTTGCTTGACTCTAAATCAATAATATTATCGTACTTTAAGGCTGCAGTTGTTTTACCAATTCCGGCAAATCCTGAAATAATAGTCCCTTTTGGAATAAAATGTGTAATTGTCATAATAGTTCCTTTTCTATAAAATAAAGCTCAAAAGAGCCCTATCTTATAGGGCTCTTGAACCTAATTGTGCTTCATATTCATTGAATAAATCAATAATATGACCGTCTTTTAATTTTTCAAATGGCTGTTGCTTACACCATGCTGCAAAAGCTACTTGTGTAGCATTATTTGCATATTGAGTTACATTTTTGTTATGGTAATAGGCTTTTACCATATCTTTGATTCCACGAAGACGTTTGAGTTCTGTGTAATATTCATATTTAACTTTGAACATGTATCCGTTTTGATCTTCAATTACTAATCCTTCTGAAGTGCGGTCATGTTTATGTTCATGAATATAGCGCATCAATTCTTCCATGTCATTGAATTCTTTGATGAGTTCTTTACGTGAGAAGAAATCAGATTGAATTTCTAATTGACTAAGAACTTTTTCAGAAAATTCAGCGTCTACTGTGACACCATTAAGGTCATATGAATTTGGAATCGCATCAAGGATGACGAGTTTATTTTCATTAAAGTCAATGATATGACGATCATCAATGTGCAAGACTTCAAATGTAAATGAACAATTGTATTTTTCAGATAGTTGTTTCAATTGTTCTTTTTCAGACTCGGTTAGATTGTTAAAGATTTCAGTAAAGTACTCAACAAATGGACCTTTTGTAGTTGATTTTGAGGCTAATATAAATATCCCATCTACTGATGATGCAATCCCTAAGAATCCATTGTATTTATCATATGCCATCAATGGATATTTAACTTTTTTCTTTAATTCTCGAACAGATGTTTCTGCATTTTCATTGAGATTGAAGAATTTGTTATATGAACGCATTTTGATATCACCTGATGTTTTGTCTACAAATAATCCACGGGCGGTAATGGTATTTTTGTTCCATTTGCTTTTACGAAAGGCTTTTTCTGTAAAGTTTAAGGACATGAGATTGTCATCAAGGTCTTTCACTTTGATGTATTTATCATGAATCATTTTGTTGGTAGTTGAATTTTGAGTGTCTTCAATCCATGATTTTCGTTCACGCTCAAAATCGTCTTCCGTTGGGATTTGAAATACTGTATTTTTGAATTTAGTAATGGTGTAACCATCTTTTGATACATCAAGAATTACAAGATTTCCACCATATTCAACATCATCTTCTAAACAAATTGAATGTGGTGTGGACTCTGTGTGACGGTAACCATGCACTTGAATAAATCCTTGTGTTCGACCCTTTAGGTAACTTTGCTCCCATGATTCATCAATTTGATGATCGTATCCACCGACACCTCGAATAAGTTGGTCACCTGAAATGGTGGTCATATTTGGTAGTGATGAAATGCCACCATGGTTTACAAAATATTTTTGACCATGAAATTCAAATGCATAGGCTAGTCGGAATCGACGTACAAATTGTCGAACTTTTGATTTCAATTTTTCTGAGTCAATCTGATTGACAGGAATACATGTATCCATTTCAGTTTTTGATGTTTTATATGGTTTTAACCAGAGTGTTTCATTCTTATATTTAAGATGTGGTTCCATAACAATTGATTCACCATCAGTATCTTGAGTAGTCCAAACTGGAATTGTAGTTGGCTGACCATTTACGGTGTAATATGTAGAATCATCCTTGTCATAAACTCCAATATTAAAATCTGATTTTGGTTTTTGATTAAGAAGTTGTGGGAGTGTTTTGAATTTGAATTCACGAGGAATGTTTGGTTCCCCTGACTTCTTCAAATCCCATGAATCCATCGCCCAATTACGAAGATGAGTGTCATGATTTCCTTCAATAAATACAACATTTGGTTTAGTGTAAATAGATAACATGAAATCTAAAACTTCTTTGTTTTCAATTCCTCGATCAAGAAGGTCACCTGCAAAGATATACTTTGTATTTGGATCTAATTCTGAACCGATTGCTTCATTTAGAACTGTGTAACATCCTTGAATATCACCAATAATTTTGACTTGTTCATATTTACCTGTTAAATCATCTGTCCAGTAGTTAATGATTTCAGAAATATTTTTAATTTCTGATGCAAATGATGATGGTTTTGTGTTATCAATCAATGCTTTCATACGTTGAACAGCTTGTAGTGGCACACGCTTATATTCAGGTCGTGTTTGGTTTCGATATTCTAAATCTTCAAGACTAATATCAAAGTTTTTATAATAAACTTTATATCGATATTTTTCAACCAGACCTCGATATTTGTTGAACATAGTTTCACTTGAATGTGTAGCATCAATAATGGTGAAGTCACCTCGATGCATGCGTGATTCGAGTGCTTGGAACAATAACTCCCAAGCTAATCGATCATTATCTTGAGTAATATGAAGTTCTCCATTTAATCCAAGAACTGGATTTGAGGTCATTTGACGAAATTTATCAGCTTCAAGAGTGTAATTTTGAAGATTGTTTTCGTCAATCCATGTTGATTTCCCAGCACCTGGTGCTCCACGAAGTAATAGTAATGTACGCATAATAATTTCCTTTCGTTTTAAACACCTACTAAAAAGTTAATAATGTCTTTGATAATGTCTACTGTAATGTTAGTTTGATCAAATTTACGAAATTCAAAAACGAACTGATTTGAATCTTTTAATGTGATATCTGCTAGTACCACGGTTGTTAACTCATGGGGATGCAGAGGCATTTTAATATCCAATTCATATTGGTCTATTGATCCATATTGTTCAGATGCACATGGTTTTAAGCTAGACGGATATTTACCCATAATTTCAAGTATACCTGATACTCTAAATTCATTATGAATGGATTCTTTAATGATTTCAAATATAGGTGCTTGATTGATAAATTCAGTTAAACTTTCTTGAGTTTGTTTTTCTAGTGTTATAGCTGCATGTTTTTCATCGACTTGTTGCTTTAATGTTTTCATAAGATTTCCCTTTCTATATTATTCTTTAATTTTTGTTTGCCTGATTTTCCACGTCAAGGTTTGTTTTTGTTCAGTAGGTTTATATTCGTTACCTGATGATAATAAATTTGTGGTTTTATAGTTGTAAAGAACTTGATTATTTGAATCAGCTCTACCATAGGTAACTGAAATCTCGTCACCCGCTCGATATTCCCAAAATGGTCCATCTGATTTTGTAACAATCAATTGAATCCCTTCAACCGTATCTAAGTATTTTTTATTATTGTCTTCTGTTACAGTTGTGAGGTTAACAATGTGAAATGTTTCTGTTTTGATATTATTTTCTAACGCTTGATTTACAAGGTTATCATATTCAGCAAAAGAGGATATTACTGTTGGTACTATTGCAAATAATGCCCCACATAATGCGCATAATAGTAAACTAATTAATTTATTCATATTATATTAATCGATTCCTTCCGTGAACTAATGACGTTTAAATAACCGTTGAAATTTACTTATTGTGGAAATGTAATGACTTCAAATCTATGTTTGTAACTCTTTTTAAGAAGTTGAATGGCTTCTTGAGATATTGATGTGGATTCAATCCATAAGGTTAATTCATTGTTGAAATTCCGATTATAACGACTGGCCATTTTCATAAAGTTTTCACCATTAAAATCATCTTGAACCAGATGTTTTATATTACAATGGTCTGTCAGATTATAATATTCACTTGTGATTTTCATAAGTTTAAGAGATATGTTTTGATTTGTAATAATCAATTGATCAAATATAGTGAAAGCTATGATATCATTTTCCGATTTGTGATTTTCAATATATGTCGATTTACCTGATGCTGCAGGTCCTATTAGAAGTTTGATAAACATGATTTTTATCCTCTCAATCATTACTATAAAGTGTTACGCTGGGACAACTATTATAAATATTGAAGTATACATCTGATCTAACCGTCAATCCACTACGAATAGAAAATTTCACATTGACACCTTCTTTTTCCCAGAATTCAATAGCTTCTTTGCAATATTTTTTAAATCCTTGTTGTTTCGAACAAGCACCACCTTGACAGAGACATCCTACATCTGAGAATTGAACTGATCCATATTCTTTTAATAGTGGTGTTACTTTTTCAATAAATTTAGGATTCAACAGTGCTTCATTAATTGTTTCTCCTAAATTTTTTATATACTTGATACGGTTTTTTTCATGTTCTTCTTGCTCTATTTTCACTTTTTCTACAAATTTATCTTTATTTGTCATGATTTTCCTTTTTTATTTATTTTGTTAATGGTACCGTAATAATTTTGTGCATAAAGTGTGGATTAAAAATGATTGCATCTTGTCTGAACCCAGATCTCGTAATCAAATTCACTCTATAAAGTAAGGTTTTATGGAATGTTTCTTGAAACGCCTTGATGAACAATTGTTGATGTTCTTCATGTTCATCTGTTTCAATGGTGCCATTAATCGTCAATGTAACTGTATCATGAATATGGATACGTTTTCCATTTTCAAAATTATCTAAATCAGTAGATGGTCCATGTGCGTTATTTTGAAAACAATGGATATCTAATCCCAATGGATAAAATCCGTTAAATGAAATGTCTTCAAGAGCCTGTTTTGTTGCTAGTTCGTTAAGTTTTTCCTTGAATTGTCGTACGATTTTTTGACATTCATCATTTATTTTCTGGTTTGCTTCTCTTTGTGTTTTTGAGGATTTAATGGTTTCAGTTAATGGAATGCAAATCATAGCAGATCCATTGATGTTGAAATAAGTTCCCATGAGAGGTCTCCTTTGTTATATTATTTATCACCTATTAGATTTACTATTTTATGAAAATAAGATATAATAAAAATAAAAGGTTGATTTAAATGAAATTTACTGGTAATGAATTGATTGATAAACATATTAAACGTGGATTAGGTCCTATGGATCTCGTTAATATGGATGATTATTATGCTCGTCACCCTACATTTTTAGAACATATTTCTAATATGGGCAGTGAACGTGATATCAAACTAATGTTTAAAGAAAATTTTGGAATTGAAAACCTCCTTAAAGAGGGATCAACTGCAAAACTGATTCTGGCAAAACATGGATATGCACATGATTTATTGGCGCATGATAAGGATCCATCCATTCGAGCACAAGTTGCTAAATATAGTTCTAAGCCAGAGCAATTTCTAACAGATGATGCATATGAGGTTAAAGTGGCTTTAATCAAGAGGGATATTGGCTTAGACCAATTCACTTATGATGATAATAGATATGTCCAATTAGAAGTTGTAAAACGTGGATACAATCTTGATTATTTTATTAACTCCCCATATAATTTTATTCGAATGCAAGTAGCCGAACAAGGATATGGTTTAGATCAATTAAGTCATGATTCTGATATGAACGTTTTAGAATCGGTTGCCAGACAAGGTTACGCTCCTAAACGATTTGCTAATCATGAATCGAAAGATCTTCAATATGCGGCTTGTCAAGTGGGAGCATTCCCCGAGAAGTTTATTAAGTATGATGACCCTAAATTTAGAGCTGCAGTTGCAAAAAATGGTCAATACTTAAATATTTTACAAGATGATGAGTCACCAGAAGTACTTTATAATGTGATTCGACAAGGTTATAACCTTGAACATTTTGTAAAACATCCAAGTGATGAAGTTCGTGAAGATTTGATTCATTACGTTTACATGTCAAAAGATACTGACTTAAAACATCAAATTTATAGTCAATTAAAAGATGATCGATCTGATAAAATTAGAAATTATATAGCAAAAGATGGCTATTATCTTGATCAATATGTAAATGATGAAAGTGCATATGTTCGTGAAGCTGTTGCCAAGAATGGATATGGGCTTGATCAGTTAATACATGATACTGATGAGTATGTTCTTACAAATGTTGCTGAACATGGTTATGGTTTGGATGAATTGAAAACTCATCCTTCTCCATTTATTCGTGGTATGGTTGCATCTAAAGGCTATCAACCCGAATTGTTCATACATGACCCCTCAAAAATGGTTAGGCAGATTGCTCAACCAATTCTTATGGAATTAGAATGGGAACGTGATCATACGTTAACACTTGATGATTTAAGCTCATTAACCCAAGATAGCAATATCAAATCGAAAGGATTTTAAATATGAATTTAATAAATCAAATAAATGAAAAATTTCAACAAGTAGAACTTCCCTTTATGGCTTTTGAACATGATAATTCTATTTTTATAAAGGGACGAGGATTTATTACGAAAACAAATATTCAAGATGTTAAAGAATTAGATTACAATCTTCAACTTTTGTCTGTCATTAAAAATACTAATCCTCAATTAGCAAATGAACGTTTATTGTTTAATGAAAATGAAATTGACATTGTTTCTTTTTCAAATGAAAATAGTAGTCAACATTTGTCTATAACAATAAATGACTCAGTTGAAATTTCAAATCATGTACAATATGACCAAACATTCGAATGTGAAACGGGCGGCATATATCAAAATATACCAATTGAGTTATCATATAGTAAATCCATTATTACAACTAAAGATGATGCTGCTCAAGAATTAAAAAATTGTTTATCATTAATGAATCAAAAATTAGATATTCAAAAAGATGAGATGACAAAATTGGCATCAGCTTTTAATCACAATAAAGATACACCTGTTCAAAATTCTAATGTAACTGAATCAAAATTTTCTTATCCAACATATGATGGCCCAATTGAAATTGATAACTTAAATGAATGGGTAACTCATCAAGGTCTCCCATTTACTTATGTAGAAGGACCTGTTACTGACACGACGAAAAGAATCGCACTTCGTCATAATAATGGTCATGTATTATCCTTTTACACTAATATTGATGGGCAACCTGATTTTGAGTTAGTATCTGATTTAAACTTTTTCAATCAACTTTATCATATTGATCCTAAGTCTATAAATGATTCGTTTACTACATCAGATGATGGCATAGTGACAAATCTTGACTCTCCTCACGATTCCATTGCGCAAATTGATCATAACGGAAGTGGTATTATTAAAATCATTGTTGATACGAATATTACTAGTTTAGAACATAATAATATGTATACAACACATGAAGGTGTATCGGTCCGAATGAATCCTTCTTTTACCATTATGACTAATTTAGATAATTTTAAAAAGGATATGGAACTTGTTTCTCAAACGTCTAAGGATATTTCAAGTAAGTTAAATGAGTATGGTACAAAAATTACTGATAAATTACTTGTGAATGAATTAAAATTAGATGATTTGAAAACAATTGACCAAAACATACAATTATAAGGGAAGGTAATAACCTTCCCTCTTTTTAGTTCATGTATGCATCTGGAAATGAGTGTTCTTCCTCTGTTTCCAAATTATAGATGATACAATTCGTGAAATGGTCATCTGCACCATGTGCACCATATTTTTCAGTTAGATATTGGTATACTTTCTTACCAATGTCAGAACGATGTTTTTCTGTACAATGGTAATAGTCGATTTGACCAAAATATGCTTCTTGGATATATGGTACCCAATACCACTCAAATTCATCAGTATCAGACTCTTCAGGGCTATATTCGTTAATAACGATCTCAATTTGTTGATTATCATTAATATAGCTATGTGAGAAGTAAAATGGTAGTTCAAAAATACGTTCACCATTCCCATCGTCACAAATAAATGTGATATAGTCTGTGATGACTTGTGATAGCTTTAACTGTTTACGATCTTCCTCTGTTAATGGATGATCAAATGTGTGTGTCATTCTAATTTCAAATGTCATTTTTTACCTCATATTATTTGTATAAAATTGTAAATTCATCGAAATCTCGAGTAGATGTATATGAATTATAATCTTCACTTATGCCATATGTGTGATATTGATTTCGCTTATCAATAATGTTGATTTCATATAATTTATACTCAAATGGAACGATTTTATAAAGTGGTAAATCGGTGTTTGGTTCATTGTCACAAATTACATTTTTCGCATGTAATTCCAATTGATTAATAATATCCATTTGGATTAACATGTTGTCCTTGGTACGGATGGATTGAGTAATCTTACCAACTTCGAATCTAAGAACATCTTCCCATTTGATGGTAATGGATTTTATTTCATCCGTTTCTTCGTGACGATAAAATAATTGTAAAAATTTTGGATGCAAAAATTGTTTCATTTTTTTAGTTTCCTTTCGAATTAATGTGTTTAATTGCGTTTAACAATCGCATAAGAAGATTTTTATTTGCTGTGTCATAAAATTGACCATTATTTGTGAATGATCCTGTTTCATCTAATTGTTCAATTGAAATCGTATCATCCTCATGGATGTTTTCAATTTATAATTGATTCATATGTTTAGACTCAACCGCAAGCACTCTACATGCGACAATGACGATTTGTCGATTGGTTTCAAATGTGAAATTGACATTTGGATTAAATACATCAAAATGAGTTACTAATTGTTCAACTTTTTCTACGATTTCTGTTTCTGTCATGGCGTCATCAAAAATGAATGATTCATTACGATAAGTTCCCTTAAGTTTTCCTGTTCTAATAATTAGCATTTCGGTTTTCCTTTCAAATAAAAAATCTACCTATAGGTGGTAGATTTTGAATTAATATAATAGCATTCCAACAAAAAATACACAAAGTATAACTAGTCCAATGATAACGATTGCAACAAGAGCATTTGATGTGCGATCAGTTTCTTCCTCTGTGTGTGTTTGTGGTACCGAATGTACATGCGGAATGTATAAGGGTCTGTACATCAGCATATTGATAGGACTGGTTCCTTGATACAGTGGACTAATGGACTGTGTATCTGCTGCAAAATTAGTTGTGGTTGTACTTTTACGTGGCAATGATTTCCAGGAAGTTACTGGTGTGCCAACAGAACTTGCTCGTGTAAAAGATTTACTACTTGAACGTCCAAAGTGGAAACCTTTACTAGAAGACCCTTTTGAACTGCTTTTTGAGCTACTTTTTGCCCCACTTTTTGAACTACTTCCATGTGAACGAGCACCTGAACGAGCACCATGTCCACCGTGACCGCCATGTCCCCCGTGACCACCTTTAGCAAGAGCTACAGATGGAATCATTAAGAGTAGAATGAAAAGGATGCTAATAAATTGTTTTTTTGTCATATTTATTCCTCGTATAGTTGTTCGTATTGGTCTACTTCCCAAAGCATTTCATCCCATACAGTTAAAAATTTAGGATGGTTACTTATAGTAGCTTTCGCATAAGAGATTATTCCTTTTAGCATATCTAAGGACAGACTACCTTGTGTTCCTTCAGTTTTATTTCCATCTGAAAATGTTGATTGAAGAATAAAGGTCCCTGAATCGGTCATACGTACAATGTTTTCTACTAATAGTTTACCATTTGGGTCAACAATTGTAAAGGTGACGGTATTTCGTTCATAAAGTGCCAAATACTTTAATACGATACGAATATCATGCCCGAAATCGTCCATGTAATGAATAAGAGTCGATGATCTCATGTGAAAAATTCTCCTTTGATTTTAAATAAATGCAAATTGCATGTTTTGTGAAAAATTTCGTGATTGGAAGGGGATTGGGGGTAAACGAAGTTCCCCCAAGAGGATTGGAAAAGTCGTTAAGACTTTTCCTAAAAAAGGAATAATATGATTCCTTTTATGGTAATGGACCTTGCGGGGCTCGAACCCGCAACCGCCCAGTTATGAGCTGGGGACTCTGACCAATTGAGCTAAAGGTCCTAACAAGAGGCTCTTAGCCTCTAAAACGCTTACTTACTCTGTGAAGTTCACTGAGATAAAGCAGCACTAGTAATTTAACGGTTACTATCCGTCTAGTCTAAGTCTTCGTTTGTCGCTTTTCGAACAAACTTTCCATAAACTTGACTAGTCCATCCATTATCATGACCATGATTATTGGATATTTTATAGGATTTTCCAGAAACGCCTGTAACTAAATGTAAGTAAATATTTCCACGAACCTTACATAGTACGATATCACGTTTCTTGACTTTTATTTGATCTGTATTAGGTTCGACAATAACAGCTTCACCACTTTTTAGCTTTGGTGTCATGGAATTGCCTTTTCCTTTTACGATAACCGTTTCACCTGCGCATAATCGTTCAATGGTAGCTTGGTTTTCACCACCAATAAAATACTTAGGCATCTTCCTCGTCCTCACAGTAGAAATAATCAATTTTGATTCCTACAATTTGATCACCGTCTTTTGCGATGAAACAATCGTATGATCCATCACCTAAACCAGAAGAAGTCATTACAGAGTGTTTATCTGTCCATGTTTTGTTTGTGAACTGTACGGTTTCACCTGTTCGAATTGCTTCTTCTGTTAAATGATACTCAGTGGCCAATTTAGAACGTTTACGATATAACTCAAGAGTATCTTCCCAAGTTTCACCGTTATCACGACGATCCTCATATTCTTGATGTAGCTGAGTATATTCCGTTAACATATACTGTTGCAATGGACTTAACTTTCTTGCTTTATAGGTGTGAGTAGATATTGAATCATACCATCTGTCAGCTTGATTCTCATCTTCTTTGATTCGTTTGAAATAATCATAATCAACAATTCCAGCTTGACCAGAATCAACACCTACAACAATGTCAGTATGTGTGAACTTACTTGGTTGAGGAACACTTTCGTGCCAAATAAGAATGGATGCACAGCGATCACCCCATCCATCAATGTTACAATATTGGGTTTCTGTGTGCCATGTACCTGGTTTCACATTTTCAAGAGTCCCATTACACCACGTATCTAAGTCATAACATGGGTCCGTCACCATGACCATTTCGCCCAAAGTGATATCGGGACCTTGTTCAGGTTCACTGAAGAAATCTTCACGACTAAATTCATACCATTGATCACGGAACCAATTTTTCAATTCCTCATCTAAACCATAAGTATATAGTGAAACATCATAGATGTCACACATTTTATCAACTAAAATGGTATCATTCTCCTTAATGATAAAATGAATGATTTCATCTGTTATCAATTCATACTCAAGACGATAAGGATCTTTTTGAATAAAAAATTGGTCCAATAATTGGACCAATTCTTGTAGTGTTTTGTATTTATGCATATTACCATCCTCCTGAGGCGCCGCCACCATCGAAGCCTCCACCGCCCCAGTCACCAGATGACCAAGAGCTAGATGAATCATCTGACCACGAGCTAGAGGAGCTATCAGACCATGATCCCCATGATGAACCTGAGGATCCACCTGAATGATAATCGTCATCGTCATGTTTACGACGTTCTTTTCGTTTATGTTCCAACTCCTCTTTTCGTTCATCTGTCCAAGAATCATTATCTACAAACATTAAACTTCCAGGTAGTAAGGCATCATAACTGTTATAAGAGTATTGTGACCGTTTAAGTCGTTGTTCATCCATGAATTGTAGTTTTCGTTCTTTTGTCCATGATGAATTTGAAACAAAATCCAAATTTAGAGGTGTTAAACGATCATCCCCGTCATAATCATATTGTGAACGTTTCAATCGATCTCGATGTTTAAGATACTCACTTCCACCGATTACAGTACCAAGACCAAGAATTCCAATAAGGCCAACTGCGACAACTTGTCCAGCAAATTCATCATTTTCTTTTGCTTTTTGTTCCCGTTCAGCTTGTTTTTCTGGGTCGGTTAAATCTTTCACGTTGCTGATTAACTGTTTAACTGCTCCTGAATAATCTTCTTTACGCATAAGAGATTTGATATTACTCAACCAAATACGTGCTTGACTATCCGTTAGTTGAACAGCCACTTCATTGGAGGTTTCAATGCGAGATTTACGGTCTTTCATAGAAAATGCAAAGAGAATTCCTTTATTCGTATCGCTATGACCAATTTTCCATGCGCGTGATACTTCATTTGCACGTTCTTCAATAGAGGAACCATCAAGTGTATCCACGACATAAATACCAATTTGAGTATCCGAATGTTGATTAAACTCTGCAAGTGCATCTGCAACCGATTGGTCCAAATAACCATTTGGGTCATAAATACCATTAGCTGGTCGATCAGGAATGGTTGTTTCGGCTGAAACTGGTGCAAAAACAAATAGTAGTGGGGTTAGTAGAAGTAAAATTAATTTTTTCATAATTAGTTAAACGATGGAAACCCCTGATTTCAATCAAGGGAGGAAATCGTTCCTTTCTTTTAAATTTTATTTACTTTCACTTGCTTTCACTAATATTTTATGGTATAATAATTATATGAAGTAAATGAAAGGAGTCTAAAAATGGACATTAGTTTAACATCCAAATTGAGAATTGTGTTTCAGTCTGAAGCGGATCGAAAAAATACCTATGATACACTCATTGCCTATCGTGATGCCTGTAACTATGTTTCAACATACATTTTCAATCACAATTTCATTTTAAAACAAAGTGAACTACAATCGGCTCTTTATCAGGAACTTCGTCATCGATTTGGTTTGAAGTCCCAAATGACACAATCCGTTTTTAAAACCGTTATTGCTCGTTATAAAACAGTGCAAACTCAACTTCGTAAAGAACGAGTTTGGGATGGTTATAAAAAGGATAACCATGGAAAAGAAATTCCAAATTATATCTATAAAGATTTAACATTTTTGTGGAAACCGATTGAATTTAAACGCCCTCAATTAGATCTAGTTCGAAATCGTGATTATAGCTTCAAAAAGGATTTTCTTTCCATTAATACCCTTAAGGGTCGTATTTTCGTAATGGTTTATGGCCTTTCAGAAAATCCTTATTTCGATGGCACCTGGAAATTCGGAACAGGGAAAATTGTTCGAAACGGAAAACACTGGTATTTCCATCTCGCAGCAAGTAAAGAATTTCCTGAGTTTGAAATAGACCAGCTAAAACACCTTTTAGGAATCGACCGTGGATTGCGTCAAATCCTCACAACCTATGATGAAAAAGGTCAAACTCATTTTGTCAATGGAAACTTTCTTTCAAAAAAATGTAAACACTACGCAAAATTGAGAGCCAGTCTTCAAGCTAAAGGAACAAAATCAGCTAAACGTCGTTTACGTTCTTTAAGTGGACGAGAATCCCGTTGGATGAATGATGTTAATCATTGTTTATCGAAGACACTCGTTCAAAATTATGGTAAAGGCACTTTATTTATTCTTGAAGATTTAACTGGTGTGACTTTCGACACGGTTCATTCTCGTAAAAAAGCAAATCGGTATGAGCATCATTCATGGTCTTTTTACGACTTGGAACAAAAACTCAGATATAAAGCGCACTTAAATGAAAGTGAAGTTGTTTTAGTGGATGCTCATTATACCAGTCAGCGTTGCCCTAAATGTGGCACAATTGCAAAATCAAACCGAAACAAAGACCTTCATCAGTACACCTGTTCGAATTGCAGCTATTCCCGTAATGATGACCGAGTAGGTGCTATGAACATTTATGAATTGGGTAAATGGTTTGTTTCGGGTGTTGAAAAACCTACTTTTTTAATTACAAATGAATAGACATGCGTAAACGTATGTCATTGCCGTAGCTCATCAACCTGCGGATTTAGAAAACTTTTTCTAAAAAGAAGTCTCAATTGTTTTGTTGTAAACAACAAAGAATGTGGAAGGAAGGTTCTTCTATTTGACCACATTGAAATTAGGGACAATCCACCTACTTTAATGGGTGGTAGTTGATATATATAATCCTTTAGTCTTAACAATCTGAATAAGGTTGTTGAGTCATAGCTTTAGTAGCTGCAAACTTTAGCGTCAGTAACAGTCTCTTTCAAGGATTCTGTGAAGTTATGTCCTAAACCGCTATTAAGGTGAATTAAATATGTAGTCTGGATACGGCGGACGTATCTGGGGAAAGTGACAAGTTCGGCGCGCAATACTTGTCAGCTACAAATAGGCTTTTCGTACAGTGGAAGTATAATGGTCTCCAAAACCATGGACGGGGGTTCGATTCCCTCAGAGTCTGTTTCAATCATATAGTCAAACGGGTCTTTTGGTATGCAGAAATTCCTATCTTTCAAGCGAAAGGTACACATCAGTACGAGAAGATAACTGATCACAACATAGGTGTCAAATCCTTGAGTGTCGTCGGTGCAAATCCGATAGGATCCAAACTAGACGGAAGCGTGATTGAATATGATATTGAAATCTTGTATGTTCAATAAAGAATTTTATTTATATTACATACACCTCAATAATAACATTTAAAAAGGGGACATGATGAAGCGTATTTTGGTTGCACTTGCAGCAGTTTTTACAATATTTAGTTTTGCATCTGTACAAGCAGATGAAGGTGAAGTGATGGGTGGAAGTCATTTACCTCCTGTTCGTAATTACACCACCTCTGATGAAGGTGAAGTAATGGGTGGAAGTCATTTACCACCAGTACGTAATTATACAAAACCAAAACAAAAGAAACAAAAAATGTATTATGAAGATAATATGGCTATGGGAAACAACCATGACCCATATATTCATTCATATGAAAAACAATATCCTTATTCTTATGATTACCAAAATGAACCTGTATATTACGGGTATTATATGAATGGATATTGGTACAACTATACTGATACATGGGGAAATCCTATGTATTTATATAAAGGATTCTATTACTATTATTAAATCCTATAACGAGGTAAGAATTGTGAAAGGTTCTTATCTCATAGCCTAGTTAATACTAGGTGAAAAAAGTCGATAGGTGGTGTTCTCGCATCCCGCAACTGTCAGACAGTAGTCTGATAGTTGAAGACTCGGTAGCTCAACTGGAAGAGCATCGGACTTTTACTCCGAGGGTTGTAGGTTCAAATCCTGCCCGGGTCATAGCCTCTAATAAAGGTGAACAGGTAGTCTGGTTGCGGATCAATTAGAAAGATTCCGCATGAGCAACTGGCATGAGCAATAAGTTTAGCGCTATACTTATTGGCTACCAATTAAATATAATTCTACTAAAATGTAAATTATCTAAGACGTGGGTTCAAATCCCATCATGGCCGCACTGGCTGTGTAGTTTAGAGGTGAGAATAGAGATAATTGTATTGGTTAGAAATTGGTAACTTCTAACTAAACAGATTAGTAGAAGCTACTTCGACCACCAATCGAAGTAGTTAAACATTGGTTCTGTAGCGAAGTTGGTTATCGCGCTGCCCTGTCACGGCAGAGATCGCGGGTTCGAGTCCCGTCAGAATCGTTGCTATTCCGTGAATGACCAGCAAGAAATCCAAGTGGTCAATTTTGCGAGAATGAACAGAACGTCAATTCGGGTTTTCTTGGGTTTAAACACACTGTCGATCGGTGAGAATTGGAACCAGGTCAATGGCATGATCAGTCGTAGGGGCGTCTGCTACGACAACTTAATCCACCATAGCTCAGTTGGTAGAGCGCCTGACTGTTAATCAGGATGTCACAGGTTCGAGCCCTGTTGGTGGAGTATCTTATATATAGCAGGAACCAATTTTATAAAAAAGGGGACAAATATGACAGTTAAAGAACTGATTGAAGCTCTTAAACAATTTCCAGAAGATACATTTGTTTACACCTCTCTAAATGGTTATTCTGATTCAGAAGATGGTCCACTAAATATTCAAGGTACATCATCTACTGTCCAATATGACGAAAAAGAAGATATCTTACATCTTGTGTCCGATTTTTGTATTGCGACTACTGTATCCAATTAAAAAATAATTATTGGAGTAAATATAATGGGAAGTATTTTTCAAAAAAATTTTAGAGAAGTAAATAAAGAATTCATCAGAATAGCTTCTAATACTGAATATTCTACACATAAACAGGGTATACTTATAAATAAAATGCGTAAAGAAATAGAAGAGAATTTTGATGTAGACGAATTCTATCAAAAAGAAGGATTTATTCCTCTTAACGTTCAAAATGAAGCTATTGAATGGGAAAATAAGATAACTCAAAATAAATGAAATATTCCATTTACTATGCAACTATTAAAATCGACCAATAACCCGATGATGTCAATAAACTCAGGCGGTAATCCTATTCCCATTGCGCATGTCGGAATAGGTGGATCCAAGGCGCAAGTTTGGCAACGAGTTGTCTTTTCCATCCCTTGAACCCTTAAGAAAAAAACCAAGAAAATAACTATACTAAAGTATTCGCTCTAACACTTTGGTATGCGGAGCAATTTTTTGGGGACTTGATCCCCTTTCAAATAATGTAGTTCAGTCGCGCTTGGCGATTGAGGTAAGTGAGAATTAGTACGTACTGATTCTCAGCTACATTAAGCCGATTTAGCTCAGTTGGTAGAGCATCTGATTTGTAATCAGAGGGTCAGCGGTTCGAATCCGTTAATCGGCATGGGTGACAAGTTTAACTCCCACATTGTATACAATGAAGCAACTTCTGGGACTGCCAAAAGTGCGTCTCAGACTTGCTTGTCATTATGATTTGTAACCATAATATAGTAAAATATTATAAAGTACAGATATTATGGAGGATTACCCAAGTCTGGTTAAGGGAGCTGTCTTGAAAACAGTCAGGCGTGTAAAAGCGTGCGGGGGTTCGAATCCCTCATCCTCCGTTAGATGTAAAAGAAATCTCTTTTTTTAGGGAGATTACACTGCTCTAGGTCTTTATTTCTATGAAGATAAGGGTTAAGGACTAGACGGGAAGGCAAACCCTAATGCCCAAGGGCGTAAATAACCTCGACCAGGCGTGTACCCGAATGTCGTAAAACTTAAAGTGTTGACGCATATAACCATCTTTTCATAAGAAAACAGAAGTTACTATAGTTGATAAGGCTATGAAATGACTATTAAAGCAGTAGGTGGTGCCTATCTGCATGAGTTCGGCTGCAAGACTCATATATGGAGAATTACTCAAGAGGCTGAAGAGGGCGCTTTGCTAAAGCGTCAGATGGCGTAAGTCATGCGGGGGTTCGAATCCCTCATTCTCCGTGAAACTTGATAATGTGATAGAATGTTATTGGGTTTTCAAATACTGATTACCACCTATGGCATGGTGCTGGGTAGAGAGTCATGACTCTATTTCGACGAGCAGGTAAATCAGCTGAATTTTCCTTGTGAAAATTGTTCGAATCCTTGAGGTGGTATTTGTTTTTGTGCCACAACGGCGTGTATTCCTTGTGAGAGGTATACAGAAGTTCTTAGAGCAAGTATCTTGTTTTTTATAGCAAGATTCTTGTTTTTCGTATTTTATTATTAAAGAGTGGAGTTAGACCATAGTTTATTACTTCTAACCAATTTGATTATAGTAGTTTTATATGATATACTAATCAAAAAGGAGTGATATTAAATGACAACAATAACTGAAAATAATACTGATGTTTTAATTAAGTTAAAAGATATGGATATTACAAATATTAAAACAATTGAATCATTTACACCTGGTACATGTGATACCTGTGATTATGGTGAAAAATATCTTTATAATGTAAAATTTGAAACTGCAGATAACCAAGAATTTAATCTTAATTTTGATAATCGAAGTTCATTTACAATTGCGGATTTTACAAAACTGATTATTGAAAACCTAGATTACTATCAAAATATGACATTTACTGAATTTAAACAGGAACTAGATGATTATTTGGATCGTAATGTTAAAGATATTCAAGCTAAATTAAGTAACAATGAAAAACTCACTAGTTATCAACCTGAATTTGCAAACAAAGATGTATATGCATTAGTTCAAGATGTTTCACAAAAAGAAACAAAAGTATTATGGGATATTAGGGGTTCTAAACATACAAATGATGAGTTAATCAGCGGAAAAGCACAAGAAATGAATCGAACTGCTATCAAAATTATTTCAAATGGTCAACCAACATATGAACATGCAACTTATCATCAATTACGTGAAGTACCTAGAAGTACCTACTCAGGAAATAAACAACTAAGTATAGTACGAGATACTTTTAAACACGTACAACATCAAATGAATTTATCTGATTATAATTTACAAAAATCCCTTAGTGAATTAAAACAAGATAAAAATTTACAATTATAATAATGTGATATTTACATATCACATAACCGATTTAGCTCAGTTGGTAGAGCATCTGATTATACATCAGAGGGTCAGCGGTTCAAGTCCGTTAATCGGTATGTTTAGTAATATGGTACACTCCCGCTGTTGGAGAGATACCATATTGCAATGACAAAAGTGTTCCACATCCCGGGTAGATAACGTTAAGACGGTATCAATGGCGAAATTGTGGTGATACAACTTGTAAGTACAATTATTTCTTGGAAAAACAGGAGTACTGATAAGTTGGGTACTTTCCAAGAGGAACCAATGGTTCGAATCCATTGGGTATCATAATTAGAACTATTAAAAAATTAATGCGCGGTAGTAGCAGTGGTAGCTCGCCAGGCTCATAACCTGGAGGTCGGGGGTTCGAATCCCTCCTGCGCAATATTCAAAGGAGGTATAAACTGTGAATAACAACGTAAAAACCTTTCAACATTTCAAAACAGAATATCTAAAAGAATCGAGTTCAAATGATGTAAAAGAATATGAAACTGCTCTTTTAGAATTCCAACAATCTAATAAAAACCTATAAAAGGATATATAAATATGTACGAACTAAAATTAGAAACATTATTACAAAAACTAGAAAATCGAGGAATTGATGTTACGAAATTAAACATTATTGAAGATGATGATGAAGATAATGAAAAGTAAAGAAAAAGACATATCTTTTTCTTTTTTTCGAAAAATCTTAACGATTTTTCGAAATTTCTTGGGGGATACTCCCCCAAACCCTATTCAACTACGATAAATTTTGTAAAACGAGATTGTGTTCTTGAATTTATATCTTCTTTTAGAAGATTAAATACCAAATATTGGTCATACAAAATAGTTTAAAACTTTTATCAAAATAAATTAGAAAGTGAGACGTTAACATGTGAAAAAGAAAAAGAAACGACGAGTACTTTCGAGTCCTCGAAAAACAAACCCGTTTTATTATACAGTAAAAGATCGTATTACTGTGTTACGTAAGTTAAAAAAATTAAATCAAACAAATTTAATTACCTTACGATTGTTAAATCAATTACAAATACACTATGATCGATTATTCCCAAAACGACATGCCATTAAATCTCATATTGGATTTTTAGACTTTGTAGGAAAAACCATCTTGTTATATGGTACTTTTCAACAAGTTCGTACTTTTCAAACGAAAAATGGACCTGTAACTCGTATACTATTGAAAGATCCAACAATTGCATATGAATTAAAAGGACCTATTCCAAAGGATGCGGATGCTGTAGAACCTTATATCGTAAAAGAATTTACAAAACCTCGTAAACTAGATGATCATATCTGGGTTGATTTATCAGATATCCATTTTTACCCGTATGGATTAGAACGTGAATTTGGACTAATTGAAGGCGATTCATTAGCACTAATTGCAGATGTCACACCGTATAGAGGAAGAGCATCATCAACTCTTCGTAAGAAGACAACTAAGTATGGTATTACAAAAGCCATGTATTACTCTCATGATATTTTAACAAATGGGGGATTACATGATGCACTTACTGATCATTATCCTGAATGGAATGTGATTACTCATTTTAAGAATGCTGATACATTCATAGTAACATCAAATGAAAATCCATATTTAGAAATGTTAAAAGAAGGAAAGAAACGTGGACTTGAACCTTCTATGGTCAGCTACTTAATTGCTGCAAAAATTTTGAAAGATTTTGATGTACCATCAAAATTAGTTTTACATGACTTTAATACAGATCTGGAAAAGATTTCTACGCAAACAGCAACAATGTGGGAATATTTTATTGGAGTATATACTGTTACGGATGAGTTATTGGAAAAAGTTCATACAAAATTACAAATGGCTGAAGAATTTGGTAGCGATATCATTGATATGACAATTAAAGATTTTCTATCTATTGAAACCATTCCATTAAGAAAATCAATACCTATTGAAGAGTTTAATCATTTATTAAATGAGCGATTAGCTAATAATGGATATAGAGAAATCCAGTTAACGGAAGAAAGGAAATAAAAATGGGCACTAATGATATGATTAAAGAATCTTTTGATTCATATAACTACGTACATACACCTCGTAGACGTAAAACCAGAGTAAAAACAAGTGGGTATACCATTCGACCTACAACAGATAATTCTTATATTGCTCAGTTACAACGAGCACCAAAACGTCATATCACAAATGATATTTATGCAGTCACACTTCATAAGAATGATCCATATGTGACCATTTATGATGTAAGAAATAATTTGGAGCCACATGGAATTACCAATATCCAATATGTTGGACAAGACCGTGGTAATTTACATATTCTTGTAAAATTACCATCACACGCTTAGAAAGAAATATTATTATGCGCTATGTATTACAGAATGAACACGGTGAATATTTAAGATCACTACTCACCTCACCTACTGAGACCATCATTACAACAACAGGTGATATTATTCAAGCACTAAAATTTTCCGATAAATTATCCACTCAAGAATATCAAAATAAACATAACTTAAAACAGTTTATTACGAAATCAACAAAGTAAAAGACCTCAGTATGAGGTCTTTTTCTAATATAAAGAAACGGAGGGCTTATATGACTGACTTTTTAGTAAATAATCCAAATATAACGATACTTTACTTTTTTGTTTCTATTTTTATAATGGGTGCGAGTGCTATTTCCATCTTTTTTATGTACAAGACTATTAAACATAATAAGAAAAGAGATAGTGACGAAACATTCCTTTTGACAATTACAACCGGACTATTCTTTCTTTTTAGTGCATTAAGTTATGTACATTTTCAAGAGCTAATGGACCAATATGCAGTTACAAATCAAAAAGTAGAACAATACTACATAATTGAAAAGGTAGGAAACAACCTATTATTTACAGAAAAAGAATCTCATCCGGCTTTAAAAGATACATTTTCATCTGAAATCGCAAGTGAAACCGATACGGAATATGTACTACTTGTACGTCACAAGAAAGTATTTATTCCAAAATCAGATGTGACACAATAAGAAATGAGGAATAACATGCAGCCACCAACAAAAGAAGAAAAACAAGCATATTGGCATAATGTTAAAAAGGTCTTAGTGATAGGATTATCAATCATTGTAATAATTGGAATCATTTTTAAGATGTATTATAATCGACAAGTTATTACGCCACATATTGTTCCATTTTTAATAACGTTTCAAGTGGTACTTATGTTATCACTTACTTATTATGAAACACTAAAAAATAGACATATGATGTGTAATCGTCATCGGCATGGATATTATGCAACCTATATGAATGACGTATTTCTTTCAATAGTTATATCCATTGCAGTTTTGGTATTTATTGTGAATTACCCATCTACGTGGATATGGGCAATCATAGGAGGAATCTGTACACTTTTACTAACATGGTCTAGTTATCATGACTTAAAAAAGAATAAGCCAATATTGAGTCCCGTTTCTGAAATAGAAAATGAGCATAGAAAACTAATAATTGATGTACTCATTGGATATATTATTGCATATAGAATTGATGGTAAAATTTCAAAAAAAATTGATCTTTCAAAATATGGGGCAATTATTAGTAAATATACAGTCCTTACAAGTATTTCAGAATTATATTATTACTTAAACTACGGACCTTATTCTATAGATGAATGCGAGCAATTGTTAAAGAAATATCAGTATCTAAGAGTAAAACAAGTTCCAGGTGAAAACTCATACATTGAATCATGGGGTAGTTTTGTAGATGAAATCCAAAAGTTAAATCAAACCTATGCAACAAATCAGGATAAAGAACAACAGTATAAAAGTATACTACATAAAACCTATTCAGAGATTGATTCAATATTAACAAGAAGTAATCAAATGGATTTGTCCACCGAAGCTATTCATAAAAAAATTAAAAAATATTTTGACTAAGAAGGTATCTTACTATGGAAGTAAAACGAGATAAAGAGAATATAAATATAGTATTAGATAATGAAATTATCATATTGGAAAATGTAGATTATTCTAATTCATTAATTGCCTTTTTGAATGATCAATTAGATGATATTGACTCAATAGAAGAATTATATTATCAATTACAAGATAATGAAAATATTGGAGATTTAAACGATTGGTATGAGTTTGATGATGACTTTTTCAATACAATTTTCAAAGACGACCCCGAAAAAGCTGCAAAAGCCGTCTATTTTGGAAACATTCAATCATGGAATGACCCTTATATTCGATTTAATGGATATGGGAATTTAGAAACGACTCGTTATATCGATTATGATGAATATGCTCAAGAAATTCTAGAGCAATGGATTGATGAAAATTATTAGGAAAGGAAACATATGACACCTTATCAAAAATATCAATTACAATGGATGATTGATCATGACAAATCACTAGATGACTTAATTCACGAACTTCACGAATACGAACAAGAATGTGAAGAAAAAGAACCTCTTCCTAGCCTTTATCATTTGTGGATACAAGATAGTGGATTCAATGGGGAACTCTTTGTATCAGAATCAGAATATAAAGATTATGAAGGTGCAAATACAGAAGATGAAGAAATTCAAAATGCGTTTAAAGAATTTCTATTAAAAGAATATCCTAGTACGATCATTGACTACTATTGGGACCAAAATGAACAGTTAAGTAGTGACGATTTAGAAAAAATTCTAGAGTTAGCACAAACATACAAGATGACCTTTATTGATTCCGCTAATGAATATTTACTAAGTGCTAACGAACCATTTCAAACATATGAATATGAATCAGAAATCATTGATGAAAACATTCGTAAATTTTATGATACCCATTTAGAATTTCCTCGTGAAAATGCAGAAGACTTGATGTTAGATAGTATTTTCTATAATACCATTTCATTTAATTGTAATATTGAGCAATTATTACGCAATTCATATCCATCTGATTTAACTTTATATTTTGAATCAGATGGGGATATTCATGATAACTTTGTATCACAAGTATCAGATGATTATACAACAATTGACTGGTTATTGAAAACACAAGGATATACTCGAAATCAATTGTTTCAAACAAATACTCGTAAGACCTCTAAATTTTTGAAAAGTTTATATGAGGAATTATATGATTTTACAACAGAATTATATAATATGGAATTGATTGCTATTCCTGATACAACTGATTTTGAAGCTATTCTTGCAGTTGCGAACAAGAATGGAATCATTCGTAAAACAACCTCATTTGGGTTATTTGACAAAATTAATGGTGGTGGATCGGGTCTTAATATTGAACTAGAAAAAGATATTCATTTAGATCCAAATGCACCTCTTATTGAAGTAAAACTCGCAATTTGTAAAGAACCGTATCATTATACTCCTGAACCAGTTTACGGATTAATGCGTAAATACTTTAGTGGTACCGATTTAGCAGTAAAATAAGACGATATTACTATCGTCTTTTTATTTTTAACATGAAATCACAACAAACAAAAGAATTAGAACAACTATTAGTATCTTATACAAATAAGATAGGAACGTATGGCTGTAAAGAAGTGAAAATTGGTTCACATGCAACCAGTCAGTATCTAACAAATGAGCAGGAATATGTCGATTATATGACGATTACAACAACAGGAATAATTACCTGTTATGAAATAAAGTCAAGTTTAACCGACATTACCTCAGATGCACGATTATCCTTCGTAGGCCATAAAAATTACTTTGTAATGCCGATAGATTTATACAATCAAATCCAACAAGAACGTTGGTTTTTAGGAAAACTTGAAAATCATACAGTTGGAGTGATTGTCTTAGACAATAATAAATTGACACTTATCAAACGATGTAAAACCAAAACATTATCCATTGGAACTCAAACCTTATTATTAGAGTCCTTTGCGAAATCTGCATCTCGTGATGCAATGAGATATTATAATTTAGAAACTAAATAAAAGGAAAAATACCTATGGGACAACGACTTGTTATTGCAAATTATACTACAGAATTAGAACCAACTAATGCCATTTATTATCATTGGTCAGCATATACTAATTCCGCATTAGAAGAATTAAATGGTTTAAGAGATGCAATTGTAGATTATTATGAAAATTTAGATACTGAAATTAAAACAGAAGAAGATCAGAAAAATCATTTTAATCTAGCATGTTTATCTGCTATTTCAGGAATTACTGGTCGTGATGAAAAATCACTAAAATACATTCAATCATTAAATCCTGACTATACAAATGAAGATGCTAATAGAAATGAAGGAATTATTTCCTTCACAGATAAAGGTGTTGAGAATTTATTATTCTGGTCAGAAGGTACAGTCTGCATTTATTGGGAGTTTAATGAGGACAGAACTCCTAATTTTGAAAAGACAACTTTTGATTTTAACTCACTTGTATTCAATGAAGTTGAAGAGGAATTGGTTGATGAAGGGTATTATTCACGAAATCAATTAAATAATATGAAACGTCATGGTTTGAACTATGATTTAGAAGTATTATCATTTGATGATATCACTGAATTACAGGATGATTTGCCATCTGTTTGGTATGATAATAAAGCACAAATCTTTAGATGTAAAATTGAATAAGTGATGATTGTCGGTAAAAATATAAAGGAGATTATTCATGACGCTGTTTATTTTCATATTGTTTTTAATAACAACTATTTCAACAGTTATCGCACCAAAAGTATTAGAGAAAAAACCATTAGCAACTCAACTGAAAGTCTATCTTGCATTATCACTCTTAGATATGGTTCTTATTATTGTATTTTTCGTTCGATATCTATTGTTTACAACTAGATAAAATATAAGGATTATTTTTATGCCAAAATATTACACTTCAGATATCAAAATGCAATTTAAAGCATATATTAATGACATTGAAATCACAAAACAAGATGAATATTACGTTATCAACAGATTTTTAGAAAATCTTTGTGAACTAATTGATGAAATTAAATCAGAAAACCTTGAATTTACACTTGATAAAATCCCAAATACAATCATTTATGCCTTTCTTGATGCAATTCATGAAGCTGCAGAATATGGCGCTAGTTATTATCAAATATACGATTTTATTTCGGTTGAACGAAATTATGAAACAGAAGATTTAACAGACATTTATATTACGTATATGGGTCAAAAAAGTACTTATTTCAAAGAAATGAATTATTTGTTTGAGACAAATGGATTCTAAGGGGATCAAATTTTAGAAACAATTGAGGAAAAACAATGACCAATAAAATTACCATTCAATTCAATGAAATTGAAGAACAAAAACAAAAAACGGTTAAGAAACTTATTGAAAAACCTTATGACCATGTAACGCAACAAGACTTGTTGGATGTTCGAAACGTACTCAATCATCATCGTGCATGTCACTATGATACAGATGAACAAAAACAAATGATGGAACGACTATTGAATATGCAGCTAGATTCCCGTTTATATAAACCAATAGATCAACGTTCATTTATTCAATATGTTACAGATATTATCTACGACTGGGTTCATGAAAATTTAGACTATGGAGTATCAACATTTAATCCTTATGATGTATTTGACCGTTATTATGCTGATGGTACCATGACTTATAATACTCAAGAAACACTTAATTATATTCATTCCTTTTGGGATGAATTCCATGAAGATGATTTGGAAGATAAGGATGCTAAATTTGTATTTGAACGACCAGAAGCATTCTTTGTTCAACAATGTTATTACATGAGTGTTCGAATACTAGAAGCTATTTTTGAACCACAAGAAGCATACAATAAACAAGCATTTCTAGATTATGTTGATAATGACTTTAAACCATCTGAAATGGATGAGTTGATTTATTAATCTTAGAAAGGATTTTGTATGACAAAACAACTACTTATTTCATTTGATGTATCAAATATTTCGATAACAAGTGAATCATTAGCTAAGTCATTTTTATATGCTTTCAAAAATGAAATTAGCGAACCAATTCCTAAGTTAGAAAGTTTCAGACGCATGGACTCGAAAAAATTATTACAATGGCTAGAGTTTCATTCATTAAATGATTTATTTCTAACGGAAGAAGAAAAATATCGATTGCGATATACCTATTTCCTTGTTTGGAATAATCATCAATATGGGATGACAGAACCTCATTTTCGAATTTTACAAAATGATTTCACAGGAATTGTAACAATTAGAAATTAACAAAAAGGAAGAAATATGAATAACTTAACTGAAAACGAAAAAAGAACACTTGAATGGCTTTTACAATTAGGTAATTACAAATTAAAAGAATTAGAATCACAATGTAAACATAATTCATTATTTGAAAAACGAAAAAAAGGTATTGAATCATTACTTTCTAAATTATAAGGATAGAATAATATATGTATACAACTATCAATCAACTAACACCAATTTTACAAGAATATAAAGCGAAATTGTTACGAGTAGTTGTGAATGAAGATAGTATTTTTATTGAGTTAGATGACGAGCGATTTACAACTCTTGTTATTGATGAAGAATCTTCTGACACTTACTCTATTTTTGAGTCAACATTTAATTCAACAACACAAGAAAAGATTATAAATATTCATAATTTCACAGGTGTAGTAACTGTAGTTGCTGAAAAATTACAACAGTATTGAAAGGAATAATTCTTATGTATATTGCTGCAAGCCAAAACGAACGAGAAATTACAATCAGTAAGGTTGACTTAGAATCGGAAATTAAACTAATTATTAGAACAATATTTGATGATTTGGAAATAGATATTGATACATATAAAATAAATAATAAACCAACATGGGTTTCCGATCCAGAGTATACTCATTCTATTTTACAAAAATTAAAAAATCTACATGATAATATTAAAAAAGAATTGAATACCTTAGAATTTGATACAATTGATATTAGACATGAAGATGACCCATTGTTTTCATTTTTAATTAATCACGGTAGAAATCATTTTCGTGTCGAAGCATGGTCAAACATCTGTAATAACTATATGTGGGATGAGAAAATTGAGTGGATTGAGTAAGAAAGGAATTATCTTATGATTGAATGGCTACTCAGTAATGAATTCTTACCTTTTACAGTATGTATTATTATAGGAACACCTGGTATTTTATTTGGGATAATAGCTCAGATGGTCAAAAAAGAACGCCTGCAGAATTTCTTTTTTGCAATGGGAATAGTAGTTCCTATTATTCTACTATTTATTTCACTAGTATTTTTATTCAATATCAAAAAAGAATATAATTCTGATACTGAATGGAAACAAATATATGTTAATGATATTAATGCCGATATAACTCTAGAATTAGACGAAAGTAGAATTCCAATTAATAAGCCATTAAAATACGAGTATAAACTCATTAGTGAATCACAAAATGGTAAATTGGCATTAAGCAAAGAAAATACAACTATCATAAAAACCATCTATTTCGATAGCAAAGATATTCAACTTAGTGGTAATGTTGATACCATAACAAAAGATTCAAAAATTACGAAAGTTGAATATAGACCCGTCACAAATATGAGACGAACCGCATTTGGCTATTATGGGGATAACATACAACCAGATGTAGATGGTCAGATTCGAATTACAGTTGAAACAACAGATCATACAAAAGAATTAAATAATCTATTAGAAAATTAAGAAAGGAAAAAATAATGGGACTTGACATTTTTTTATATAAACTTGAAGAACCAAAACTAGACACATCCAAAACATATACTGAGGAAGAACTATATGAAAAAGGTTATTCATTTATCGAAGTAGACGATAATGAACGTGATGAGGTTTATTCACAAGATATCATTGATAATTTTGCTGTCATTGTTGATGTAGAAACACAATATGATGATGATGTAGCATTCTTTTATGAATTCCAAAAGAAATACCCTGAAAAATATTCAAACATCGAAGATTACTACAGTGATATTGAAAGCAGAACACGAAAAGTTGGAGATAATGAACCTTATTTTGACCCACGAATTGTTATGCAATCCATTAGTTCACAAGGTATGGAGCTTAAAATTGTAGATTACGGACCAACCTATAACGATTGTGATGTTGATTATAGTGATCTACCATATATCACCATTTCTACAAAAAAAGAAAAAGACCTTGAACAATTCACATATACAAAAGTTAGACCAACTTATGTCATTAAGAAAACAGAAGTTGATTATCAACGTAAAGGTTTAAATGATCGTGGATGGGAACTTTTGCCTGATAATTGTACGTATTGTACCGATGAATCAATTGTAGAACTATTAGTAGATGAAGGTAACTTATCTGAATCATTTCTTGAAAATTGGGTAGATGGCGAAACTGCACTTTATGCATGGTGGTAAGATATGACAGCAGAAGAACTGTATAACCTACAAACTATTTTACAGAAATTAATCCAAACAGGGGTGTCCTTGGAGGACATCCTTGTAAATGGGTCCAGTGGCGTTCACATTGAATATATTGACAAAAACTGTTTGATTGATAAAGCGCTTACCGCTGATCCTGATAATGTAGCAGCACTTTATTTACAAGAAAAAGCAACCTTTCGATATAGAAACACACAAACATCTACTGCATGGTATCGTATTGGAGCAACAATTATGCTCACACAAGAAATTCATGACAAATTAGTATCCTCAAATAGTCTCCAACAAAATTCCGATACATTAACTAACTATATGAGAACACACCCAGAAAACATTATTTTGTTTGATGGAGAAACCTATTCACCAGAATGGTGTATTGAACTTAAAGGTTTAGGTGAAGATTATAAATTTTATAATGATGAGCACTAGAGGTATCTTATGCAAACAAAAATTATTTTAACAGTTGGGTGTGTTGGTAAAACATATCTTGACAATCACTATTCAAATGTTTATGATTTTGATAAACACACATTAGAGTATAAGTATGATAAGACTGGATTTGAACATCTATCTAATGAAGAGTTCAAAGGTCTTCCAAATCGTAAAATCAACGATGGTTGGTTTGAGCGATACATGATAGACTGGTGCAAGGTTATTGACTCAGGTAAATATGATGTTGTAACAGGTTGGATGCAAGAAGATTGTCTTAATTACTTAGTAGATAAGGGGTATACTTTGGAGGTCGTAGTCGTTGATGTTGGTGATTATGAATCTATCTATAAAGAGCGTAGTCAGCGTCGGGGTAATAATGAACAGTCTTGGCATAACTTAAGAGGTTATTACGACAAAACTTTAGTTCTCTACAAAGACAGAACAGATATTAAAGTAACTATTTTTGACAAGCCTTATTATTTGAGTGATTATTTAGCATTGTCGGGTATCCTCTTAGAGAAAGCACCTGGACTTGGCGATACTTATGTTCATAAAGTTAGAGAAAAAGTTGACTCAGCTTTTAGAACAGAAATTTCGTGTTTATCTGAGGATTTTATAATTTTCTATACTCAATTAGTTTTGACTGCTTTATCATCCAATATTGAAATCACAAAAGAAATGGTTCATGACGCTTGGTCGGTTACCACTTATCATAAAGATAATATGAGACTTCATTCGTCTATGAAACCTTTTGATTGTTTGACTACAGAAGTTCAAGAGCTAGACCGACCTTATGTTGAGAAATTGAACGAAGTGTTGGATTATTTTAAGGGTCTGAAACAAATTGTTGAGGGTTCCAATGTCAACAAATAAACCTTGGAATCGTCAAAAATTAACTCAAATGCTTTACCATGCGTTTATCGGTTCACTAGCGGATAATGCAATTGAAATAGGCTGGGTATTATGTTTCAGTCTTTTAGCCGATAAGGGTCTAGTAGAACGAATAACAGTTCTTTTTGGAGTAAATGATGCATTTTGGGTAATATTATCATCTACTTATTATACTGCTAGAACATCTATGACTGCAACATTGCCTAAATTGATTGAGAAGCAGGGACTAAGTATAGAGTCTAAAGTAGTTAAAAACCACATATACTTATTCTATCTCATGCTCTTACCTTCAGCTATTGGTAGTTTTATGTTTCTCCCTAAACTACTGCTTATTTTAGGGGTATCACCAATAGATTTGCCATTCTACATTCCATATTTCCAATTATCAATCATTTCGATTTTAATAGCAGCTCCATGGTCTATATTCATCCCATCCTATTTAAGAACTAGAGGTAAAAGTAAGGAAGCTACTGTTTTAGATCATTCTATAGCTTGGTCTATGTTGATTGGTATTTTCTTTACAACTCATGTTTTACATTTAGGTGTTAACACTGCTTTAATTGTAAATATGATTACGAATGCAATTCCATTATATTGGTTCTTATGGAAGAAGCCTATACCACAATTTTTCAATAAGGGATTTGAATTTTCATGGAAAGAAATTAAATCCTATTGGGTAATTGTGAAATGGGAATTGGTTAGACGTCTAGCACCAAGAATATCAGCTATTATTGGAGTAGGATTGACCATTACAATCAATCCTATATATGCAGGTATAAAATATTGGATTTCAAATCTAATGATGTTACCTGAAGGATGGGTAGATTCGATGGCTGGATTGTTAAATAGTCATGTGTCTCGAAATGTTGGTTTGAATGATTCAATCCCATACAAAGACAATAAATTTGTCTTTTGGAAAGCTACTGTTGGTGCTTTAATTTCTATTGTGTCACTTTATGTTGTCGCATATTTCGGTTTAACTTGGTTACCAGAATCAATATATCAAGGAATTATTTCTCCAATCATATGGATTTTCTTACCTATCGAAATTGTGACTAAGCTACGTTATTATATGTGGTTATCCATTAGTCGATCCTATCGTCATGATTTAAATGGTATAGCTCAACTCATTTATGCAATACCAACTGCTATATTAACTCCGGTTCTATTATGGTTGTTCTTACATCACTTACAACTAAGTTTTGAGTTTATTTTCATAGTTGGTGCCATTGTAGGTAGTGTACAATGGATTGGTACAGAGTTTTATTTTAGATATAAACTTTCAAAAAAGAAGGAGAATTAAATGACTGAACTTAAAACCTACTATGGTATTTTAGATAATGGGCAACTTAGAAACGGATTTGCCTATACATCTCTTAAAGAATTATTAGAATCCGTCTCAGAATCCATTATGGATGTAACTGATGATCCAGAAATTATAGAAATTTCAACAACAGCCGATACGTTAGATAAACATCTTACGATTTTATATCTTCATGGATTTGAACCGTGTAAAATTCCTATGTATGTTGCAAAAGAAATTAAACAACACCCATCAGCAGTTGTAAATATGGATCCACAATATTTTTATGATGGATCATTATACGGTGTTAAGGAATTATCAACAGAAGAAATTGTAGATATTCTATAATAAGGGGAGGATATTATGATACAAACAATAATGGAAGAAATTTTAAGTCACCCTTTATTGCTTGAAACTATCTTCATTGGTATAATAATATTATTTTACCTTTGTAGTTTATTATTGAAGAAATTTAAGATCATTAAATCAAATTCATGTTTATCATCAATAATTTTAATTATTATTTCATTAGTGATAATAATTATTGGATATTCAAACACTAACACTGAAGTAATTATGGATAATGAATGGAAAACAATTTATCCAAATAATCAGAATACAAATATTACCTTAAAAAATTATGATACGTACCGATATATTGATTTATCATTACCTTATTCTATAGATGTTAGTAAAGAATTATTAGAAAAATATAAGGTATTTGCAAATGATGAAGATTGGTACGGATATGTTATGGCCGAAAAAGATGGAGATACGGTAACACACCATGTCATATTAAGAGCAAATAATATTATTTCCACATCAAAAATAACAGAAAAATCAAAAATCAGTAAGATTGAATATCGTAAAAGTTATGGCTATTATAAAACATTCGGACCCTATAAAGGACGAATGATCCCTTATGGAACTGATGAAATTCGAGTGACTATTGGGGAAAATCATCAAGAAACATTAAACAAGTTATTCGATAACTAGGATAACTAAATATCCTTCACTATTAAAATATGATATAATGAAACTATCAACGACATAAGGAAGTATACATTATGCCAGCTATCATATTTAAATCATCAAAATATTCACAACCATCACTGTCAACATTAACCGTAAAGTTTCCAAATAACAAACTTTATAAATACTCTGTACCAAAAACACAATTATCAAACTTAAAAAAGGTAACATCAAATGATACCTTGCTTTTTGATAGCCCAAAAGGATTTTCTCAAATTAGTGCACAACATGAGAAAAGTAATGCAATGACTCAACGTGAGGTTGAAGTATCAGGAGCAATGTATGTCAATGACCCCATTGCATTTCGTAAACAATGGGGATTACCACAATTAGAGAATGAACAAGCTGAAATAGAATCTCAACATAAAGCCGTTTGTTTATTATCGAATGATGATAAAAAAGAGTTTTTTGATAAAGTAAAAGATTATTATACTCGAAACCGAGAGAATAAAGACCTAACTCGTGACGATATTCCAAATATGAATCCAATATTTGGAACACAAGCACAGTCGTACAATCGAAACGATTATAAAGGGATTGAAATCACATTTTCTAATGGTGAAAAAGCAACCTATGTTTATGCACCTGAGACTGCACCCTTATTAACAATTTCACGTGCATTAGGAGATACCATCTACTTTGATCGTGGTATGAATAAGAATGTACGTTTTGATAAACCCGTAAAGAACGGTGATTTCAGACCCTCAAATCCTTTCTTACCTATTAAGATTAAGCCAATATCTTATGCATCCCCTTTTGCACATGAACTTGTTTTTAGAGGTGCTGCAAATGTTAAAGAACCAAGTAAACTAAGAGAAATATTAGGTTACGGACAATTACCAGGTTATGCTAAACGAAAAGAAGAAGATCACTATGCATTATATGTTGGTAATATTTATTACAACAAAGAAAATGTATTATCTGTAGACGAGTTTCTACATCGTACAAAATTTATTTATAATCTGAATAAAGAATTACCTACTAAAAGTGTGACCAAAGATGATTTGACAGAAATCGTACATGACCAACCTAAAGTGACAGAAGTCATACATGACCAATCTGAAATCAAACATGAAAAGGATAAGACCACCAATTCAAAATATCGTTTGATAGAGGATGATTATAAAATTGTTCGAGATGAGTCAAGAGTGATGTCTGTTGATAAAAAAGTTTATCGAATTGAGGCCTTAAAGAATTTTTCAGACGTAAAAAAAGGTGACAAAGGTGGATATGTTCAAAGTTTAACCAGTATTGGTCAATCGGGAAAGGCTTGGGTCTATGATGATGCGATTGTATCAGGTACTGCCACTGTGACAGGTGATGCAACGGTAAAAGGTAATTCCCATATTCATAGTATGGTTAAATTGCGTAAGAATGCATCTATTATCGACCAAGAAATCATTAATAAACGAAAATATATTCTTTATATTGAAAATGACCGGTGGAAACCTGAAGAAGTCATGCAACAAGTAGCTCACGATGTGATTAGTGATGAAAATACACTTGATAAATTTCTTACACCTAATGAATTAACTCAAAAGGACATTACAGATTTACATGAGTCTGTTACTCAAATATAAAAAGATAGGAACATACTAAATGACAACTTATTTAGACCATTACCAAATTCAACACCCTGACACTCGTTATGAAGGTGTTGTTACTGCACTTCAAGATTTAACTCGTGAAGGACACCTTTTGCTTACAAAAGAAGGACTGGATCGACTATTTGAGGTTTTAGACAATGACTAATCAAATGGATATCTTTCCTAAAAATTTAGGTGAGTATTATACACAATTACATCAATTGAAAAAACCAATTGGATTCAAATCACTATTGGAATTCAAAATTGAACTAAATAAATTACCAAAGTTTTAAAAAACAAGAGTTTATTAACTCTTGTTTTTTTTGAAAAAATCTAACGATTTTTTCAAATCTTTTGGGGGCAAAGCCCCCACACCCTCCTTATTTTCGATTTTAATCTTTGCGTTACAAACATTCTATTTTATTATATAATTAGTGTATAATTAAATAACATGAGTTAGAAATACTTGAATGGAGTCATGACAATGAACATAATCATACTATTTTATACATTAGTCCATCGACTAAGTTAAATAAGTATATCAATGCAGCTAAAGCTACTAGTTCTCGATTAATCAAAAAAGAATTTCCATCTATTAAATTAAAATTATGGAAAGAAGCCTTTTGGACAAGTGGTTTTTATGTCAGTTCCACTGGGTCAACGCAAATAGAGATTGTTAAAAATTATATTTTGAATCAAGGTGAAAAAGAATGTTAATGGCTGTCAAATATCGAATTTATCCTAATAAACAACAAGCTAGTTTAATCCATAAAACAATTGGATGTTCTCGTCTTATTTATAATCTTATGTTACATGATTTTTATGAGAATGATTTGATTAAAACTCCTGCTAAATATAAAAATGAGTATCCCTTTTTAAAAGAAGTAGATTCATTAGCCTTAGCCAATAGTCAAATGAATTTGAAGAAAGCCTTCCGCAATTATAAAAACAATAAAGAACATTTTGATAAACCTAAATTCAAAAAGAAATCTCACTCTAAACTGACATATACAACAAATAATCAAAAAGGTACTATTCGAATTGAAAACAATAAGTTAATTTTACCTAAATTTAAATCAGGCATTAAAATTGTTTTACATCGATTAATTGATGGGGTTATTAAATCAGTAACCATTGAGCAAGTACCTTGTGGTTATTATACAGCTTCTATTTTGTATGATGTTCCTGATACCAACAAAAAACCAACATTATCCAAAGAAAATATTGTTGGAATTGATTTGGGGTTAACTCATTTAGCAATTACTTCTGATCATAAAAAATATGAAAATCCAAAATATTTTCATAAATTACAAGCCAAACTACGAAAAGAACAACAGACTCTTAGTAGACGATGGGAACAAAATATTGAAAAATACATTTATGATAATGAAGGAAAAGTTGTTAAGACAATATATAAAAAACCATTAAGAGATTGTAAAAATTATCAGAAACAAAAACGAAAAGTAGCTAAAATTCATAATAAAATCAAACATCAACGTTTAGATAATTTGCATAAAGTTTCTCATAAAATAGTCAAAAACCACGACTATATTGTAGTGGAAACTTTAAAAGTTAAAAACTTAATGCAAAATAAGAAATTATCTAAATCGATAGCCGATGTAGGCTGGTCTATGTTTATCAATATGATAGCATATAAAACTAAACGCTATAGTAAAGAACTGATTCAAATTGACCAATGGTTTCCATCTAGTCAAATATGCTCTCATTGTCATCAAAATGAAGGGAAAAAGGCTTTATCTATTCGTGAATGGACTTGTACAAGTTGTCACACAAAACATGACCGTGATATCAATGCGGCTATCAATATTAGAAATAAAGGTTTAGAACTAATTTCTTAAAGTATATTCAAACAACCGTGGGGACCACGGGGATAGCTTGGTAAATAAGTGAAGCTCTGCCTATAAGAAAAACTTATAAAGCAACTATACACTCTTCCCAAGAAGCCATGACCTCTATACATAGTAAAGGTTATGGTAGTTCACTCTTTGCTACAAACTATTTTCACTTATTTATTAGGAGGTTTTTCATGATTAGAAAAGATATTTCAACTATTACACATGGTGTTATTATGCATCAAGTAAATTGCCAAAATAAAATGGGTGCTGGTGTTGCTAAAGCTCTTTATAACACATATCCTCAAGTAAAAACTGAGTATCATCAAATTGCTTATCAACCACAATTCAACACCCCTCAAAAACGATTTGGTTTATTGCAACCTGTTAAAATAACAGACGATTTAGTTATTTTCAATAGTTTTTCACAATTAGACTATGGTCGTAACAAATCTATCAAATATACAGATGAAGAAGTCTTAATGACAAATTTACAGCGTTTTGATGAGTACGCAAAATATCATCATTTACCTGCTTATGTACCAGAACGTATTGGGTGTGGACTAGCAAATGGAAATTGGAGTACGATTAAAACATTCATTGAAACAGAAACAGATATCATTATTGTAGGACTATAATAGGAGAATTTTTATGAAACAACCATTAACATTAACAATTGCACAAGATCCTTATGGATGGGATTTATTTGAAACAAATACCATAACCATTACTGATAACGTAACCATATTTGCAGGCCCAAATGGTTACGGTAAATCATCTTTACTTTCAATGATGAAAGAAGCTCTTAAACAACAAGATTATAAAGAATTCGAAATGATGTCAAAAGGCAATCCGTTTAAGTTTTTGCTAGAAGAAGATAAACCTATAACAAAAGGATTCTTAGCCTATGATGCAAAGTATGACAGCTATGATGATATTTTTGGAAGTCAATTATGGTTAAAGAATTTCGAACTTGCAGGAACCATGATGTCAGCATCTGAAGGACAAAATAAATTAATTACAATGGGTAAATTATTTGATCAGGTTAAATATATTAAGGAAAAGCCTGAAAATAAAGACCTGGAGCAAATCATTCTTTTCGTAGATGGAATCGATTCTGGACTATCTGTAGATATGATTCAATTCATTATGACAACACTTCCACTTAAACTGCAGCAAGTAGAAAGTTTAGGTGTTGAATGTATTATCATTTTTACTACAAACAATTATGAAATGTGTAGAAATAGAATAGTTATTGACCCAATCACCTTCAAAGAAACAAAATATGAATCTTATGAAGAGTTTCGAAACGATATGCTACGAAAATCAATCATTCATAACGACTAAGGAGAATACTCATGGACGAAATTTATGTAATTATTACTGAAACATGTTATGTTCACAAACAAACAAAGAAATGGTCTTCAAATCATCAAACACTTATAACAAAAAAAGAAGAAGACTGTAATGTCCCACTAATTTTTTCTTCAGTAGAAAAAGCACGAGAATATTTAGAAGCTCAAGGACTACATGAAATTGCATTTCTTAATTATCGAACATCTTATCAAGACGTTAAAGATGCACCATATTTCTATCAAGTAACAAAATATAACATTAAATCAGTTACTGTAAACTAAGGGAGATTATTCATGAAAAAAGAACATTTTTATGCCATTTATGACACCAATAAAAAATTATATTTATCACATGGACAGTCTACTAACTATTCCTTTTTAAAAGAAAAAGTTAAGGATACTAATAATGACATTCAAGTAGTTACAATTTCAAAGGAATTATATGATTTTCTAGTATCACAATCAAATGGTGATACATGGATTGATATTGCAGAGTATCAACCTACACCAATTACCATTCCATATACCAACTTAGTATATGACCACGAAAAATTAAAAAATAGAGCGCGTGTGTGGAAAAAAATACAAGAAGAAGATCCTGAATTCAAAGATGTACCTAATCATGATGCATTAAAATTTCAACCGTGGACATTGATTTCAAGAGAAACACATACCCATTTTGAATTTTATAGTGGTAGACCATGGTGTTCGAAAGAAAATCCCGATATCAATAATATCATTTTGGATGAAGATGATAAAAATCTAGATATCACAGGTATTTATATGACACATTTAAACGGAAATAATGATATTAACCGTTTAACAACATTCAAATCACTTGAATATGATGATACCCCTATTGAACTTGATTGGTGTGGTGTTTCCGATAATGCAACACAAGTAAAGAAACATTTAGAAAAATGCATACAAGTATACCAATATGGTAATGATTTTAACAATGATTTATTTGATCAAGGGGAAAACCTTGTTGAATATATGAACTCACTTAATGAAAAGGTAAAATTTGTCTTGTTATTAACTCCTATTGTGAATGAACATGATTCCTCTCATTATGGAGGATGGCGTTGGCATAAATGGGGAGAATACATTGGAAAACATACCATTCAGTATGAATATTTAGATCAAGAAGAAGGTATAGACTTTGTATTTGTATGGGAACTTATTCCTGTCATAGAAAATTAAAAAGGAACTCTAAAATATCATGAAAAGTAAACACCTATTCAATAAGGATATCATTCTAATTGACAAAAACAATAAAGATTATTCTGAACTTGAAAAAGTATTGGATAATTACAACAAATCAGGTCGAGCAAAACCCAAAACAATGTTTGTCATATATAAACAAGATCAGGGTAAAGAACTTAAAAAAATCGATTTTATCCAAATTGATTTAATTGAAAATTATAATGAAAATAATTATTATGTCTTATTATCTGCAAAGGACGTAAAAAGAAAAACATTCCATTATAAATTTGAAATAATTGATTTTGTAAAAAAATATTTCTAAAAATTACTGAGAAAGGGAATTTTATATGCTAAAAGTTTATACAGGGTATAATTTAAGTACTATTGATGACGCAGTGAGTATTAATGTAACGGATTTGACCCTACCAAGTAACATCATTAATAAGGTAACCGCGATAGTAAACGAATCAAATTGTTTTTCAGAGAATAGCCCTATTTTGAAGATCAAATCAAATCACCCGCTTGTACTTGCAACCTTAGAGACCTTAGCAATGGAGTCTGGATTTAACAATAATATGATTTATTATTACATTGATGAACATGGTCATTATTCTAGCTCACATTATGAGGGTGAACTAATTGTAGGAGATTATTTCCCAAATGAAGAGCTTATGGAATTAAAGACACGTTTTTATCGTCATTTTTACCAAATGATGCGTAAAACAGATCATAAAGACTAAAAAAGAACATAAAATTATATGACTAATAAAAAACAAGAATTTTTAGAAAAATATCCAATACTAAAAGAAAAAGGATTAACTATTAACGATCCTTCTGCTAAATTTGTAGAGGCTTTTTTATATGACAAACAATAAGCAAAAACAAAAATTAAAAGAATTTATTGAGTTACTCAAATCGGATAAGAAAAAACTTAATGAATTTATCAAACGAGTTGACAACAATACTTCTTTATGATACAATATAATCATAAAGAATAATGATAAATAACAATCATAAAGGAGAATCATTTATGAAACAATATTTAAAGCAATTTGCAAAGTCAGTGACTTTTGATATTCTAGGAGTAATGCTAGTAGTTGGAATTGCCATTGCATCAGGATATTTAAATTCACGATTGGATAAATTTGTGGATTGGGGTCCATGGACTGCTTTAGTACCATTTGGACTCATTTCAGTCACAAATGTAGGTATCTCCATGTTATCCACTAGATTTACTGGTAAGTTAAGTAAGTGGGGTAACTACCTTGGTATTATTAATACAATTTTATCAGGGGCTATTGACTATATTTTAGGTAATAAAGCAGCGATTATTACCTACCCTATTACCTTCATCATTTACACTGTTGCAATTCGAAAATGGCAACAATCTCAAGAAGGTAAGCCAAATACTAGAAGTAAAGCACAAACACAATTAATTGCAGTTATTGCCACCATTGTAGCATTTGTATTTTCTTATGTTACCAATTATATTGGATATGGTGGAAATATGAACCCACTTGCTTATGTTACAACAATTGCATTTGGATTGTCATTAGTTGCAAATGTATTGAATGCACTTAAATTGACTACACAATGGGGATTTTGGTTTGTTTATAACCTTGTACAATTCTTTAAAGCTCTTATTCAAGGGAATTTTGCTAACATTGGGAAATATATCTTTTATATTTTAAATTCAATTGGTGCCCTATTTGTATGGGGAGATGAAGAAAGAGGTACGGAATGACGCTAATACCATATCAAAATTTAGCAGTAGATTTACTCATTTTAAGTTTTGATAGATTACATAATCGTGTTAAAATTTTCACACCTGTTAGGGGAGATAGCCACAAAAAAGCTCTCCCTGGTGTGCTTGTAAAAGAAAATGAGTCTATTGAAAATGCAGTTCATCGGACTCTTGAAACAAAGACTAGTTTATCAGAATTTAAATATGTTCTTCAAGAATTACCTGCACAAACAAATCCTACTAGGGATCCTCGTGGACAGGTCATCTCTATTCCAATTTTGGTATTATTGACAGAACCATTTCCTTATTCAGATGGATGGTCCAATTTTGAAAAAGACTTAGACCTCGATTTTGACCATACCGAAATGGTGAACAAAGCCTTTACCATTTTATCAAATAATTGGGATAAACATCCTCTGCCACTGTTATTAGCCGGTGATACCATTACACTTGAAGAAACAAGAGATTTGTTAGCTCATTTCTTACCCTATTATCAGAAAACTCTACCTTCTAATTTAAGACGAATGTCATTTGTAATGAACGTTTTACAAGAAACAGAGGACTTTGATAAAAGCAAACAAGGTAGACCCCCTCGCTTTTATAAAATTCTAAAAGATAATATAAAACCATTATATCAATAAAGGAAAGACACCTATGATTTATTTAAACGAAAACCCTATTGAATTTATTACCTTTCCAAACAAAGAAAAACGATTAGACTTACCAAAAGAATTCGTAAAATCTCATGATAGTGACGTTGTGAATGACGTCTACTGGAAATATGAAACAGATGAATCTATTTTTGAGTTATTACTCTTAGATAATGCTATAAAATCGTATAATCAAGAATACAACTTATATATTGGATACATGCCTTATTCTCGCATGGATCGTGTGAAAGACCAAGGTACTGCCTTTTCACTCGAAGTTATAGCTCATATTATTAATAATCTATCATGTGTTAATGGAATTTATGTATTAGATCCACACTCTCCTGTCACATTACAACAATTGAATAATCACGCATTTGAATTTAAATATTCTTTAGCAAAAAATGTTATTGACTATACGCAATTAGATGTGAATAATGCATGGTTTGTCTTTCCTGATAAGGGTGCTGCTACTCGATATAATGCAGATGACTATCCAAACGTCATTATTTGCGAAAAGGTTCGTAATTTCGCAACAGGTAAAATTGAAAGTATCAAAGCATCTATTGAAAAAGTAACAAACACACCATCTGAAAATGCACCTATCATTATCATTGACGATTTATGTTCTTATGGTGGGACATTTGTTGGCGCCATTAAAGCTATTGAAATGGATTTGAACATTAAATCAAGTGAAAATTGGTTAATCGTGACACATGCAGAAACTGCAATTGATATGGGACAAGTACCATTAATTTTCAATAAGATCTTCACTACAGATTCGATTTATACTCCACAAGGATATCAATACATGAATGTAAAACCATTTGAATCATCTAGTAAGGTTTATGTTCGACCCGTTTTAGATATTATTAAAAAGGAGCCTAAATATGATCGAGTGGATTTTAACTGGATTTAATGCTGCAGGATGGATTATTCTTGCCTTAATTCTTGGATCATTTTTAATTGTAATGAGTGATATGATTGTCATACCAATATTAAAATATATAGGTATAGTAGTACTTGTAACAATACCCTTTATATTTCCATTTTTATTTGCATCAACCAGTCTAAATGGTTCAGAATGGACTACTATTTATACCAAAGGGGACAATTTATCCATTAATATTGAACTAACTCATTGGCATTCCAAATATCTACTGGAAAGTAATGCAGAAATGGGATCAACATTTAATGATATGGATAGTTTATTAAATAACACATTATCAGGTACCATTATCGCAACGGATTCAAAAGGGCAAGTAACCTATGATGTACTGCTTCAAAAAGATAATGTTATTAAAAATAAAAAATTAAATAATCATTCTCAAATTGTAAAAGTAGAATATCGTAAGATAACCTCACGACAAAATCACTTTGGATCCTATAGTGGTAATCCCTATCCATTTGATCATGATGGTGAACTTCGAATAACCTTTGATGATGGAGATAACGAAGTAAAACAACTATTTGAACCAAAAAATTAACTAGAAGGGACTTTTATCATGACAACATTCGAAGATTATTTTGAAGAACATAAAATACCCCTTATTTTTGATGATGGTGATATTGAACTTCCGTCAGGATACCGAGTGGGACATGCTTATTATGACGAATTTGAAGAGTATTTACCCGTTCTTAATGTCATTAAAACAATCAACAACAAAGTTCCAAAACTAATAACTGATGATTTGGAAAGTTTTGACCAATATAGTATTGAGCTAGACTCAGATAGTTATAAAACAACAATCACCGTACAAGATGATGAACTATCCATCACACAGAAAAACAAGTATCAAAAATCAACTATTACCTGTAAAGATGGTGGACGATTTGAACATGTAAATACAATTCAATTTAGTAGTGGTACAGACATTAGGATTGACGAACTAGATCACTGGTTAGATGTTCAAACAAACGATAGTCATAGCATTTCAACATTATTATCCGATACACATACACAACTTCAAACAGCATTGAATAAAGATGGTTTTGACGTAGAATTACACGATTCGAAATCTGATGAATTCACCTATAGACGTACTGGAAATTCTGGTAACTTGAAAGAACTTGTACAAAAGGCCAATTTAGGTAAATTATTGAGTAGACCTCATTATGACGGAGCTCTTATTCTTACAAAGAATGATTGGTTAATGGACTGTTTAGATTATCAAAAAGATGGGAAACGATTCATTCGTACAGAAATCTTTTGGGATCAATCAGATGAAACTGAAAATTATAAACGTAGGTCAGCAGTAAAAGGACTTTCTTATGCCTATCAAATGATCCCTGCTGAACGATTTGAAGAACTATCCCATAAATTACTTACGAATCTACAAGAATTTGCTAAAATCTGTTACACACAAACAGAAACCTTAGATTTTGAGTTCCAAAAACTTAACGAATTTGAACCGGATGGGGCTGATACCCGATTATCATTGACTCCTGAAGATTTAGCATGGGAAGATGCGCTTTATTTGTAACAAACGATAACAATTAACAAGAAGGAAAACTATAAATATGACAACTACTCCGATTTATCTCGCTACAGACTTTTACAAGCTCTCTCATAGAGAGCAATATCCTAATGGAACCACTAAGGTTTATTCAACCTTAACTCCACGGTCAAACAAATATGCACCGTGGTCAGATGAAATTGTGTTCTTTGGGTTACAATACTTCATCAAAGAATATCTCATTGACAGATTTAACAATGAGTTTTTCGACCAACCTCTTGAAGAAGTCATTTCAATATATGAAAACTTTGTCAAAAACACACTCTGTAAAGAAGAAGTCTATACAGAACACCTTGTTCAATTGCACAATCTTGGTTACTTGCCAATCAAGATTGAAGCACTACCTGAAGGGACACTTGCGCCAATGCGCTGTCCTGTAATGACAATTGAAAACACACAACCTGAATTCTTCTGGTTGACTAATTTCTTAGAAACCATCTTGTCAACGACAATTTGGCAGCCAATTACATCAGCTACATTGGCATATCAATACCGCAAAGTCCTTGACGATTACGCTGTCAAAACAACAAGTTCAACAGCTGGTGTAGAATTCCAAGGTCACGACTTCTCACTACGTGGAATGTCTTCTGAACAATCTGGTATGGCGTCAGGAATGGGTCATTTGACATCTTTCCAAGGAACTGACACAATCCCTGCCATCTTTGGTGTTCATAAGTATTATAACGCACCACTTGATTTCACAACAGGAGCATCCATTTCTGCCACTGAACACAGTGTTATGTGTTCATACGGTCAAGCAGATGAGCTAGAATTGTTTAAACATCTCCTTGTTGATGTTTATCCAACAGGATTGTTCTCAGTTGTATCAGACACCTGGGACTTCTGGAAGGTAGTCACTGAATATCTTCCAGCTTTGAAAGATATCATCATGTCTCGTGACGGAAAACTTGTTGTCCGTCCTGATAGTGGTGACCCTGTTGATATTGTAACAGGTACCAAAGTTAATGGTACTACTCCTGAAGAAAAGGGTCTCATTGAGTGCTTATGGGACACTTTTGGTGGTACAGTAAACGAACAAGGATATAAAGTCCTTGACTCGCACATTGGAGCTATCTACGGTGACTCCATTAATTTGGAACGTGCTACTGCTATTTCAGAGCGTTTAGAAGCAAAAGGATTTGCAACAACCAATATTGTATTTGGTATAGGATCATTCTCTTACCAATATCACACACGTGACACTTTCGGATTTGCGGTTAAAGCCACTGCTGCTACCGTAAATGGTGAAGAACGTATGCTATTTAAGGATCCAAAGACGGACGATGGTACAAAACGTTCTCAACGTGGACGTGTTGTTGTAGCTCGTAAAGAAGATGTTCTTGCTGAAAATCCAGATTTTGACTTCTCAACATTAACCGGTGACCAAGCACAAAACGATTTAGTGTGGAAAGATGGATTGTATGAGGCAGAAGCTCATTATTCAAATTGGAATGCACTACAAACCGTATTCCTTGATGGTGAACTACTTGTAGATGATTCATTAGCTACCATTCGTAAACGACTTCACAAATAAGCCCAATAATTTGGGCTTATTTTTATTTTATGATAGGAAATTATTATGACATCAGTAAGAGAAAAATTATTTGAACAAGAAAAAAAGAAACAAGTCATTAAAGAACTTGAAAATAATATTTTCAAATTTATAAATCAAAAGAATATCAAATCAATTATTAAAATAGCTTTGAAATCTAACATTGAGGTATATCAGATTAGTGGTTCAAACTATGTCGAATTAGATATCCCAATCAATTTTAATGGTTCATTTTTTAATCCTCAAAAGCAATATCGTTTTATAATCTATCATAAAGATAGTGATAAACTATTAGTATACTTAAAATTGGTACCAAATTTCTTCACCCAAAAAATACAGGTAAAGATTGACACATATGAACAAGATTCAATAACCGAAAAAGAAATTATTGAATATTTAACATTATTACTTGGGATTTAAATATCAATAACTATAAAAGGAATCATCAAAATGCTTACAAAAGAAGAAATTGCCAAGAAATTATCCACTCAACAATCACGATTACGATATTTTCGAGAACTAAATAATGTGACCATTGATAAGATTTGTCTAGATACCGGTATCAATCGAAGTACCTATAATTTACTAGAGAGAGATCCTATTAAAAATCACAATATCGGACATTATATGCTACTTGCAGAATACTATGGAACATCTCTTGACTATATTATTGGAAATGATGTTGAGCCAACTCACATGCTTAATTACATGACAAAACGTATGTTAGATGAGATGCAAAACAAACGAAATGCCTTTCGCTACTTAGGAGATTCCTTAACAATTAATGAAGAAATACCACTTGAAAAAGTAAATACTCAATTAATTGACTGTTTACGAATTTCTGATGCAACATTTAGACGATTAAAATCAACGGTAACAAGTATTCCATCTCATATTATTGAGAAACATATTCGTAAAGTATATCCATATAATTTATTGGCTACCATTATTAGTGCTGAAGCATTAGGTGTAGATTTTTCTATTACCAATAAATTAATGGATGATATGGATAGATTATTAGATGAATATCTTGATGAACGGGATGCTTATATTCTTCGTTTGCGATATATTAATGAATTAACACTTGAACAGATTGCTTCTGTTACGAATGTAACAAGAGAACGAGTCCGACAATTAGAAGCAAAGGCACTAAGAAAATTAAGACACATTGTCTATACACAGAAATTATTGCAATCTTTACAAATCCGTGAGAATAATTCTACAATTGAAGGACAACAACAAGTAATTAAAGAACTGGAACGTCAAATTGCATATCTAAAAGGAGAGCTGACTCAAGAAATGCCCTTATTACATCAGGATATTTATAAACTGAGTTTATCTAATCGAGCCTATAATGCATTAAAATTTGCAGGAATCCACACTGTTGAGGATATTATGCATGTAATTGCATCACATAAACTATTCAAGATACCATCTTTAGGGAAAAGTTCCATTAATAATATTTTTCAACAATTAGTTCATTATGGATATATTGAAAGTATTGATAAAGGCATGGAAGTAAACCAATCAAAATCATCTTTTGTCCTTTTGCAGATGATTAAAGATGAAATTAAAGAAAAATATAATATTACGTGACGAATATTGACGATAGTTCATAATCGTGATAAAATAAAACTAGAAGGAAAAATAAATATGGCAGAAAAAGAAATTCAACAAGGATAGTTTGAATGAAAAAATATAAATTAACAAATATCAAAACACACTTCAATAATCGGACGCTTTATCGTATCCAAGCCCTAAAATCGTTTAATGATGTAAAAGAAGGCGATTTAGGTGGATTTGTAGAATCTGAAGAAAATCTCAGTCAAGACGATTTTTGTTGGGTTTATGATGATGCTAAAGTATTTGACGATGCTCATGTGCGTTATGGCGCACAAATCCATAATAATGCTATAGTATTTGATCAGGCCGTTATTTCAGACAGAGCAATTATATCAGACGGGGCCTGTGTGTTTAACACTGCAATTGTTAACGAATATGCACAAATTAAAGGACGTGCACTAGTATTTGGTAATGCAAATGTCTATGGTCATGCGGTAGTTGACACGTATGCCATCATATCGGATTCCGCACTTGTTTATGACCATACTCACATAACGGATCGTGCACATGTTAATGGACCTGCTATGATTTCTGGAAATGCCGTTATTTCTAACCCTGATGATTACATTATCTTCCAAAATACATGGTCAAATCAACGACCGTCCTTATTCTTCACTTATACGAAATCAAATAATAAGTGGCGTGTTGGTGATTTTTATGGAACAGGTAATGAACTAATCGAACAAATGAAACAACTAGATAAAGAAAGTAGTAACTATTACAAACTTTATGTTGAATTAGTTGAAACATTCAAATCAATTCATTATATCTCAGTAGAAAAACAAGGGGATAAATCCCTATCTCAACTTTTGCCAGATAAAGAAATACAATATCTTCTCGATCAATGGACAAAATTAGAGTTTGACCATTTGACAAGTCAAGGTTGGGACTTATTTGAATGTCGTATCAAGTACCATCAAAAAGAACTTTATATGACACTACATACCGAAGAAGAGAAACAAATTTTTGCAAAGGGTATTGCCTCACAATATGCACTAGAACGAGTTCGTGAACCTCTTCATACGATCTGTGATATTATTGATATTGATTTATTAAATGTCCTACTTAATGAATATCAAATAGTTGATTAAAAATAGAAAGTGAACTTATGCAAAAACCTAAAATCGGATCTCATTGGATGCATAAAAAAACCCGTAACAAATATAAAGTTGTTCAAATTGGTTATTGGGAAGAAACATTAGAAGCATGTGTAGTTTATGTTTCATTAGAGGATGAAAAATGTTGGATTAGACCCCTTGACATTTTTATGGATGGACGATTTGTAGAACTACTACCAGAGTATGGATACACAATTTGTAAAGCAACCCGTAGAAAGTGAGAACACATGAAAAATATATTTAAAGAGTTAAACCCTTTAGGATTACGACTATCTCTTATTGCAGGTGTTAACTGGCTGATTAGTAAAGTCATTAAATTATTATATTTAATGGTTTTAATTGTTACCAGTGCAATTCTTATAAAAGAATCTACAACCTCACTAAAGGTTGACCCTGAACCATTTGGTATTTTAATGATTTTAATTCTTTTAGTATCACCACTGTTAGATATTCGAAAAGGTGTCCAAACAGTTATTAGTAACCTATTAAGAAACACCTTTTTGGCAATTGCTTTTATTGCAGGGTATACAAAACATGTGACAGAATCACAAGCAGGTATATGGATTACTATTGCAATGATTAGTATTGGTGTTTATTATTTTGTTAAATGGTTACAACCAAAAGTATTTCAACGATATTTATTTAACCACGTGTTAAATAAAGAGTATTTGGGAATTCGTAAAGTAACCGATAAATTACCACCTGAAAGTAATTTATTTGTTGATGTAAAAGAAACAAACCCACACCAACGAATGGTAACTATCAATAAACATGCAATAAAAGAAGAATACCAAAATGTTGTAGAATTAAGTTTCTTAAATCAAGAAACAATTACGGGTATTTCTCATTATCAACGTGCATGGAATGGTGAAGCTGCTCCAATTGAAAAAGAGTATATTGAAGTTGATACCATTTATCATCCGGTATTTTATGTACGACCATTTGGAGAGAAAGATGAATTAGACTTTCATTTAGTACATTTTGATATTAGTCGTAAAGATGCTTTTACAGTAACAGGGCAATCATTACTAAAAAGAAAAGAATAAATATAATCCCTCTTAATTGATTAAGGGGGATTATTTTTGAAGGGAAATACAATATGGCCATTATTATACCATTAACCGAGAATGAATCAAAACTTATTTATAATGAGATTCCAAAAAATCTCAAAAAACCACTTGAACAATTAAGTTACTTACAAAAATGTAACAACAAAAAAGTAAAACAATTGTTAAACGAAAAAGAATCTGCAGTCATGTTACAGTTAATCTCAAACGGTGCTTACATTCAGACAGTATTACCATTAACAGATGACTATCACATTATCAGTGAGACATTATTAACTCCTGGATATGACTTAGCACAATCAACCTATATTCAAAATAGTAAGACAGACCAGGTTTTTGATCTTACCTTAGTTGATTTATACCAAGATTACGAAGATGATTGTGACAACGATTCTGATATTAAATATTTATCTTCTTATTTATATGCAAATCCTCAATCAGAAGATTATCAAGAAAAACGAATTGTTCAGATTAAAGATCTGGATGAAATTATTAAAGAAGAATTAGAATGGGAGAAAAATTGATGACATCACTCGTTAAATTACCACCAATGGTTGCATCGTTTATGGACACTGCCAAACAACAAGAACAGACACTTTTTAGTGCAATGAATAAACTTCGTAAAGATAAGAAATTAAATACATGGTTTGAAGATCATCAAGAAGATTTTGCAAATGCCTGGGTAGTAGGATTTGAAGTTGAAGGATTTTCCGAAAAAGATTCAAAACTACTTAATGATATTCTTGATTTTGCAATTCAATTTGAGTTTGGTGATTATGACACATACCATGACTTAGATGATGACCTGATTTTAGAAAATACTCAAAAAGATATTCAAAAATTAAGAACATTCTTAAACTATACATTAGGGGGTCATGAATAAATGTCAACGGAGATTTTAGTAAAAGAAATTATTTATAGTAGTTTTGAAGTAGAAGATACAATTACACCACAAAACTTTGACGAGAAGTATGATACTATCATTGAAACATTTGGTGAAGGTGACTCAAGTTCATTCGATTCTGAAACTGAATTTGCACTAACTATGAATGATTTTAACACTCTACCAGAGATTACTCTTATTAATGAAAGTAACATACGTGATCAAGAAATTAGAATTGAACAAAATAGTAGAGTATCAACGATCCTTCGACTTCATAAAGATAACGAGGGGCATATTGAATTACATATTCTTGATCGTAAAGGAAATCTTACTCAAGTTGTTACATTGTAGAAAGGAAGGATTTGGCTGATATGAAATTAACCTACAAAGACGTTCCTTTTTCTATTGATGGGAATATACTTGAAGATTCCTTTACCCCAAGAGAATATAATATGATTGTATATTCCCTTCGATTGTTCAAAAATGTTCAACATATTCTAACCATTCAATCATCTAAAACAAGTACTCTCAAAAGCATGGCATATCAAATGATAAATGAAGCCATACCTACCTTTATTTATGATATTTGTAACTATCATAAAGAAGGCTATACAAAAGATGATTTTATACGAAATGTAGAAACTTTCACATGGATTTATAATGGAGATACAATTTCTAGACTGCGAACAGAAGAAGATCTGTTGAATCTAATCGATGAGTGGTTATTTGATACAATTACATTATCACAATTTGATGATTTTATGTTAGAACCCGAACAACTTGTTGAAGAATTGATTCGATTGATTTAGAATTAACTATCTATTCTCTTAATATTGAAAATAATGTTATTTTATATTATAATTAAGAAAACGATGATCACAAATGTAATTAATCGGGCATTAATATTATAATAAAAAAGAGGTAGATTATGACAATAGTTAGTTCATTAAATAATAAATTCGTAAAGGAAGCATATCCATTTGACGCATCAATACATACAGGGCCAGAAGGTCACGAAACGATAATAATGAATTTACCATCAGGTAAATCAAATACTATACAAGTGGAAGAACTATCTGAAATGGATAACATCTTAGAATTATTATCAGAGATTAGAAACTGCAATCCATTCTTATTAAACAATGTTCATAAATTAACACCAACACATTTTGAGATATTATCGGAATTAAAAAATGAGATATCACAAACAATTACAGTTAACATTACTTCCGATATTGATATCAGCATTGAAACCACTCAACAAAATGAACATATGATATCAATCGATAGAAATGGAAATATAAAACCTTATTTTATTGATGGCGATTCCAAATATATCTTACATCACATTGACATTGAAAATAAACAATATCAAAATAAAACAGCTAAAACACTTGATGACGCAAAATATCAATTAAAAAATATGCTAAATTCATCCAATGAATTTATAAAAAACACATTACATATAAACACGTTATCACCACAAAATACTAATCAACATAAAATAGAGTATAACTCAGAGTACTTCCCATATCCTTGTTATACAGGGGAGATACAGATCGACAAATTAAATAAATGGGTTGAATCTCAAGGATTGCCTTTTCATTATATTGAAAACTCTCAACAAAACAACGAAATCTCACTATGTAACAATGATAATGTCGTACTTGCAAACTATATAATGCGTGATGAAGAACTAATCGATGATTTAAACTTCCTAAATCAACTAAGTAATATTAACCCTCAATATATAGAAAAAATACATTGTATGCTTGAAGAAGGTGTAGTTCTATCATTAAATCAAACAGATATGCCTGAATATTTAGAACTACAACATAGAGGAGAAGGTCATATTTATTTGGCAGCACATGATACAAATCATGAACGTGTGCAACTAAATGAAATAGATAAAAATAATTATATTGAAACATCTGTGAATATGGAATCATATCAGGAAACAAATCTATCCCATCTAACTACTGATATTCAACATATTACACAAGCAGCAAGAAATATCAAAGCAGAAATCCATCATAACTTCTTACAATTGAAAGAACAAACATATGGTAATGTTTTAACATTAGATGATTTAAATTTCAAAGAACCACAAAAAAGCAAACAACTTTAGAATGATAACCGATATACTTATCATGACCAATAATCGTCCAAAAACAATAGGCTATATAGTCTATTGTTTTTAACTATATTAAGGTAAATCCCTAAATACATAATACTTGATCCTAGAAAGGAACAATAAATGGCAAATATTTCAAGCGCATTTGGGTCAGTAATGATTCAAGCACAAACACCCGAACTAATTAAAAAACTTTTACAACTTCATGAGGCATCTGAGAGAACAGCCTATTATGATACTACAATTGATTTTGATGAAAAAGAGTTTGATACTAAGATTTATAAAGTACCTAATGAAGATAAATATGCATATGAATCATATTTTTCTGCAAATGGACGTTGGACATTTGAATCAAATGTAAAATGGTTCTTTTCTCCGTTAAAAGGAAATTATGATGAAGAATTTGAAAAAGATAATGCAAAACTGATTCAATTAAAAAATGAAATTAAAGAACATGATTTTGAAGTTATCTTTAAATTTACAGATTCTGAATCTGGTTGTGACTTTATTCATAAAGGTGAAGCTATATTAGATTGGAATGCCGAAGAACAAGACGATGATGTTCAGTATAATATTATTGAGTCTCATGATTATACAGTAGAAGCACTATTAGACTGTGAAATTTATGATGAAGGTGAAGTTCTATCAGTTCAATACATTTTGGATCATTATAATGAGGTCATGCGTAATGAAGATGACATTTTCATGAAATATCGAAACAAATTCATTGAATTGCTAGAAGAATTACCATATAAAGATACCGTACTCTATGAATTTGATGAATTATATGACCAGTATACGGAATTTAATGACTTGGTAGACGAACTAAAATGTTTATAAAACCTAGTCATTAGACTAGGTTTTTTATAAGAAAGGAGGTAATTAAATGGATAAATTCATTTCTGACCCACATTTGAGTCATGACAATATTATAAAGTTTGAACGAACTCAGTTTAAAACCATTAAAGAGCATGACGATTACATTAAAAACTTGATTATAAAAAATCTACATCCACATGATACATTATATGTACTTGGTGACGTCGGTGAGATGAGTCGAGACAATATTCAATTTTGGAAAAATTTAAAGTGTAAAACCATTCTCATTCGTGGAAATCATGACACTCAGAAGCAAAAACTTTTACAAGCATTTGATGTTGTTTCAGATGTTCCAATCTTTTATAATAAACGAATTTTATTAAGTCATGAACCATTGCCAGTAACAAATGAAACGATTAATATTCATGGACATTTACACGGTGCCTATCTTGATTCAGATAACCATGTAAACCTATCTATTCACATGGCTAATTATAAAATTTGGACTGAAAAAATGTTAGAAAAATTGGTTATGCAACAACCAAAGATTTCGCAAAAATTCATGTTTGAATGGTATGCTAACAAATATATTTTTACTACTGAAAAATTAGATGTACTATTCAAAAACGAAAATGAAATTGATCTTGAAAAATCAAGATTGAAGCAACTAAAAGAAGGTTCTTTGAAACGAACTTATGAAAAGGCTATTCGAGATTTTCTAAACGAATATCCCGATTATAAACATTCCGATTATGAAGAATTCATTCAACAATTTTTCCTTTCTGAATATCAAAATCATGCCAACTTCAAACCAAAAGATATTGAAAATTTTATATTAAATACGGAGTAATTATAACAATGACTTATACGGAAATAGAATTAGATGAATCCATTTTAGATATTGATTCATGGCTACCAAAAGAAGCTATTGATGAAGTAGTAAACTTTATTATTGAACAGGAACAATTAGAGTCAAATGAATCTTCTAATAATTAAGAAAAGAGGTTTAATTTATGAACAATAACCAATTACAATTAGCCTTAGAAATTGCAACATTTGCACATAAAAATGTGACACGACGTAATGGGGATTTATACATTTTTCACGCGCTTCGTGTTGCAAATAACACAACCTATATTCAAACAAAATTACAAAAAACAGCTGCAATACTACATGATGTCATTGAAGATACTCCCTATACTGAAAAATTCCTACGTCAACAAGGGATTTGTAGGGAAGTATTAGAAGTCTTAGAGTACCTCACACATGATAAAGAAAATGTATCTTATCAAGATTATATCCAAAATATTTGTAATAATGTGGACGCAATGCTTATCAAACTATCAGACTTAACTGATAATTTAGACCAAGGTACATTGGATACCATTACTGATCGTGATTGTGAACGATTTTTAACATATGAAACCGCACGGTCAACCATCATGTCAACACTTGCACAAGATTATCCTGATATTTTCCAATACATCATGAATCATAGATAATAGGAGATAATAAAATGCCCGTATATGCACATATCAAAAATGAACAAAGTGAAGGTTGGTATCGCGTGGTACGACTTGAGGATTTAAAAAATCCAGAAATAGCACATGAAACCTATACCTATTTAGATGATTTAGCAGACATGCATAGAACCGCACTTTCGCAACGACTTTTGAATATGCCTGAATTATTAATGGAAATGACTAATAAATTAGAACATCCAGAACAAGTATTAGAAAAGACAGGCACCTTATATATTAATCGTGTAGGAGGATATTACCCTGACCCTTCTGATGATGAAATTATTGAAATTAGAGAATTGCCACAAAGACCAGTAGAAGATAATACCGGTCTCACCGGTTGGTTGGACTCAGATGGTCATTTTTATGAATCCACTTATGGGACTCACCATCAAATTGCGTGGAATCATAATATTACTGATGATGATGGTGCCTTTTATTTTGCATATGCAATCTCACCACTCACACAGGAATTGACTGATTTAGTTAAAAAAGGATTCTATGAGCCAACTGAAAAACAAAAAGAATGGTTACACACACATATGTGTCAACTTTCTGTAAAACAACAACAAATGGTTGATAAAATATTGAAAGGATGTTAATATGAAATCTAAAAAAGTTAAAGACCGATTATTCATTTTTATGGTTATCATGGCTATTGGTGCAATCGTATATATTTATTTTGATAGTAATACTAAGATTAAAGAAGAAAATACTCGTTGGGAACAAGTATCAGGCCAAACCTATACGTCAGATAGTAAAGAAGAAATTTATATTACCACACAGAAAGATGAGCTATCTGTATTAGAAAATACCGATATTGATAAGTTTTATGTGGATCATCATTATTCAATGATCCTTAATTCAAAAACCAACTATTATCGCTCCCCAAAACCAATAATTATTGATCTTTTTGGACAACTAAAGAATGCATTGGATTCAGATACTCTTTATTTAGCAAAGAAAAATAATGGTACATTATCAGTTACAAAAATAACCATTGATGATATTTATGACGAACGTGAAGATAAAAACAGCAAGTTTACAGTAACCATTAAACGATTGGATGATAAATTTCGAGTTTATTTAAAAAATAAGAAAACCAAGTATAACTCAGATGGATTACCATAAATAAATTATTATTAATTAATATAGAACGGAAAAACAATATGAAAAATTTCATTATCCTATCAAATCACAATACAAAGAAACTAACTGTTATGTCTAAAGATGAGTATCAATCGAATAGTCAAAATGTATATTTGTATGAACCTATTTCAGATGCAGAAACACTAACTGAAGCTGAAAAATTGAAACAGTATATTGAAACAATTGGCATTCAAACTTACTTTAGTAATATTGTATCGCAAAAGGAAGACTAACAATGGATGAATTAAAGAATCAAATTGATTATATTGAAATCTTTGGATTAGATTATTTGTGGACACGAATTGATCCAAAAGACATCATTATTGAGGGTAACCATATTACCATCACATATAAAGATACTTATAGAATGGAAGATTACCATGTTGAAATTCATGGTGAAAATCAGCTTATTTCGGATCTTACGGCATCAATTATTGCAAAAATTCAACTATACGGTTCACAAATTAATGATAAAGGAATTTTTAAATTTCATATAACAGATGTGGAGTTTATCGATGTCACGATTAAAGGTTGTTCAAATGAACAGTTACTTGAACTTTATAGAAATGAACTTGAACAAGAACTAGAATATGATCTAATGGATGAATTCAATGAGAACACCATTAGTGTAACCGTACACCTAAAAGAAGATTAAAAAAGGAACAATAATGCAAACATTCACTAAAAAATCAATTAAACAGGAGTTATTTTCTAAACTTGAACCAGATAAAGAATTCACATTAAAAGATGCGTATGAAGCTGTTACTTCAACCGATAAGAAGCACTCTATTCGTGCACGTATTTACGAATGTGTAGATAAAGGATTATTTCTAAAGGTTTCTAAAGGTGTCTACAAAATGGTTGACACAGAAGAGAATAGTGTCCTTCTGGTTCAAGGAAATGGACGTGATTTATCAATGATTCAAGATAACACCATTGATTGTATTATCACAGACCACCCCTATTCTGACACCAAATCAAATAAAGGCGGTAACCGTTCATTTGCTGAATATAACACTTTTAACTATACCAAGGAAGACTTTGACGAAAAATTCCGAGTTTTAAAAGATGGATCATTTCTGGTTGAATTTTTCGCCGAAGAAAATAGTAATAACTTTGATTATATCTATACATGTAAGAAATGGGCACAAGAAGCTGGTTTTCAATATTATTCAACGGTTAACTGGAAAAAAGGAAACTTTGTATCCAACACGGGTAGAAAAGCTAAGAATTCAGAACAAATGGTTTTCTTTACCAAAGGTAATCCTCGTTCACTTAAATTAGATGCTAAGAAAAATTTAGCTGAGGCTATTCATTATAACATTGACACAAAAGGACTGACATCTCAAGATATTGTACAAAAATTACAAGAACAAAATGCACCTATTCATTATATGAAAGGTACAAACGGGATGTTACCAACAGTCTTTGATGTAGAAAAAACACCAAAGAAGCTGCAAATTCATCAAGCAGAAAAACCCGTTGAATTATTTGAACAATTATTACATTATATTACATTACCAAATGAAGTTGTATTAGACCAATTTACTGGTTCAGCTAATATTGGTAAAGCCTGTTTAAATACTAATCGAAACGCGATTTTGATTGAATATGATACAGAAACCTATCAAAACGCAGCTCAAGCATTAGAAGAATTTGTAGCGTAATAGAAAGATAACTACCAATGACAAATTATACTATTATTCCAAAAGGAACGATCATTGCAGGATTTGCAGGAATTGGAAAAACAACTGCAGCATTACGATATGATAATGTCATTGATTTGGAATCAAGTCATTACTTTTTCCAATTACCTTCAAACTTAGAACTTGAAGAATACGAAAAACTAAAAGGTGATTGTAATAGAGTACAAAACCCAAATGGCATGAATGATTATATTAATGCAATCATACAAGCAAAAGAAACCTATGATTATGTTCTAATAGCTCTTTTTCCAACATTAATTGAGGAATTAAATAAACGAGATATTGATATTCAAATCGTGTTACCACATATAGATGATAAAGTTCATTATCAAAGACGTTATCAGAAACGTGGAAATATTGATAATTGGATCAATAATATGATGGAAAACTGGGAGTCATATGTTGATCCAACAAATTCAAACTTTATCACAAATTGTATTAACCTGAAAAACCCAATAAAAGAACCCATTATTCTATCAACAAGTAGTAATCCATATGATGACGATTATCATATTCGCGAATCATTGTCCGACATTATTTATGGGGAAATTCGGTTTAAACCTCAACACATAGTTAATCAACTAAAACAAAAACTATCAGATACTGATGTTAAAATTCAACAAAATGAAAATCTAATCATAATAAGATATCAATTTGAAAAATTACAAAGTAGGCTTAACACCTATAGTTATCATGAAATTCAACTTAATTTGACACCATTAGCGGATGATTTAAACATGAAAGCTAAGGTAAATGATATTGAAATCATGCGTACTAGTAAATATGAGTCGTTTAATAAGTTTGAAGATTTTGCACCAGCATTTACATATTTTAGTATTAACTCAGAAAAAGATATTGATGATTTTATTGAAATAATTATAAGATTAATAAATGCAGATATACAATTATCTACCTTAATGACTGATATGAGATTTTCTCCATTACATTATACAATTGGTGCAATGAAAGACTTTTATCATTAATAATAAAGAATGAACACATGATTACAATATTTACAGGTTATCATTTAGAAACCATAAAAAATAAAGTCCCCTTATATATTTCACAATATGATACTTTAGAAGAAACCGTAACAAAAGTTACTAAATTATTAGATGATTTCAAAGCATTTCACAACAATAATATTACTATTGCTACAAATAACGTTATCGTAATGGATACTATCACAACACTTGCCATGGAACATCATCAATTGGATAATGTGGTCTTTTTCTATAAAGATAAGGACTATGTCATTCATAAGATGACATTTGACGATACGGGACAACTAAACAGTCATTATAATTATAAACGTATACAACTGGACTTACATAACCGATTTTATAAAGCCTATTATGCACAATTACGTGAAACTAAATAGAAAGGAAAAAGTAAATGATTAGTTACAAACATTATTATTGTACAAATTGTCACTACCATGGTCCTGAAACTATACGAATGACATCTGAACTCCAAACAATACTAAAGCCACACTGTCCTAAGTGTAATAAAGTCAGTACCTATAATGATATTTTGGACTATCCCTTACAAGATGATGACACGGAATATGGTGGAATTGGCCATATGGGCTATACATTAGAAGAATATCTGGGTGAAACACTTTATAATTATGATGAAGAAAAATACAAAGACGATGTAAACACCTTGTTAAATGATCCTGATTTAACAAAATTAAATCAACTATTGAAAAACTCAGGAATTAAACCCATTAATGTAAACTGCCCATTATAAAAAGAGCCTATGCTCTTTTTTTAGAAAAGTCTAACGACTTTTCTAACTCCTTGGGTCAAATTTCATTTGTCCCAAACCCTTCCCACTTCCGAATTTTATTTGAACATATGACGTTGAAAATCTAAACACTAATTGTTTAGTGATAAAACATTACATATATAATCAAAGGCGGCTCAAATGTTAACGACTATAATCAATTTATTTTTATTCTCACTTGTAATAGTACTCATACTTTCAGTATTCCTTTACATGATCATAACCATTGTGGATGAAGATGAAAACTACGAAACATACTTATTACAAATAAACGGGAAAAACTACTTATTAGTAAAAGAAAGAGAACATCATGATTAAAATTTACGATACCATGACTCGTAATTTGCGAGAATTTGTACCTATTGAGGACGGCAAGGTTAAGATGTATGTCTGTGGGCCAACTGTTTATAACTATATTCACGTTGGGAATGCTCGTTCAACGGTAGCCTTTGATACCATTCGTCGCTACTTTGAATACCGTGGCTACGAAGTCGCCTATATTTCAAATTTCACGGATGTGGATGATAAGATTATCAACCGTGCCAGGGAAGAAAGTATCACGTCTCAAGAGGTTGCGGACAAGTACATCGCGGCCTTTCGTGAGGATGTGACGGCCTTGGGCGTGAAACCTGCGACTCGCCATCCGCGTGTAGTAGAGTTTATGGAAGACATCATTCATTTTGTCACTGACTTGATTGAAAAAGGTTATGCTTACGAGAGTCAAGGAGATGTTTACTTCCGCGTGGAAAAATCTCACAACTATGCTAAATTGGCCAATAAAACCTTGGAAGATTTGGAGCTAGGTGCTTCAGGTCGTACTGATGAAGAAACAGCTCGTAAGGAAAATCCTGTAGACTTTGCCCTTTGGAAAGCTGCAAAACCAGGCGAGATTTCTTGGGACAGTCCTTGGGGACCTGGTCGTCCGGGCTGGCATATCGAGTGTTCGGTTATGTCGACAGAGATTCTAGGTGATACCATTGATATCCACGGTGGTGGAGCAGACCTTGAGTTTCCTCACCACACTAATGAAATTGCCCAGTCAGAAGCAAAAACAGGCAAGACTTTCGCCAACTACTGGATGCACAATGGCTTTGTCAACATCGATAATGTCAAGATGTCTAAGTCTTTGGGGAACTTTATCACTGTTCATGATGCCCTCAAAACCATCGATGGTCAAGTCCTTCGTTTCTTCTTTGCGACTCAACATTACTGCAAGCCTATCAACTTTACGGAAAAAGCAGTTCGGGATGCCGAGACTAATCTCAAGTATCTGAAGAACACTTATGAGCAGCCATTTACTGGGAGTGTTGATGTCCAAGAGTTACAAGCCTTTAAAGATAAGTTTGTAGCCGCTATGGATGAGGATTTCAACTCTGCCAACGGCATCACAGTTGTCTTTGAAATGGCCAAGTGGATCAACTCAGGAAACTATGATGCAAGTGTTAAGGAAGCTCTTGCAGATATGTTGGAAGTCTTTGGGATTGTCTTTGTAGAGGAAGTTTTGGATGCAGACATTGAAGCCTTAATCCAAAAACGTCAAGAAGCGCGTGCTAATCGTGACTTTGCGACAGCGGACCAAATCCGTGATCAATTGGCTGCTCAAGGGATTAAGCTACTTGACACCAAGGATGGAGTGAGGTGGACTCGTGATTAAACTTAACAAATGCAATTGGAAAGGACTATACAAATGACACATTATGCAGTTTCACAAATTGTAAACCTTATACAGGAAAATTTACACAATCCGGGATACTATGATGTCAGTAAGAGCGATATCGAAACTCAATTACGAAAGTTAATCCATAATGAAAATCCAAAACGATACCCACCTGTTACAAAACGTAGTAAATATAGCTTAGATGAAACATTCAAAGACAAGGCTATTGAAGTTCTTGTACAATTTGATAGGAAACCTATACCCACAAAAAAAGAATTATTTATAAAAACATTGGATGTAGAATATCTTGAGGATGGAAGTCAGTGGTTTAAATTAACAAAATGTTATAAGGCATTGGATAAGGAAGGCCTCATACCTAATGGAATGACCGTTAAACAATTTTGGACAAAAGCCCATAAGTCTTTAACGTCATTCGAACGTATTTACATCAAAACAATTAGTTTCTATTCACAATATCCCAACGCCGCTATCGTACATTATAAAGTCGATGATTTGGTAGATATTCTTGAACAATTGAACAACCACTGCATTATTAATTGTACACAACTCATTAAAGAAATCAAATAATCACTTCTATATTAGCATTAAATATATACTTTAATTTGCAAATCAAAGTATATATATGACATTTTTTAGAAAGGTATCCATATGATAAAACAAAAACTAAAAGAATTACTCAGGGATGAATATCCAAAAACCGCAGATATGGAAAACAAAGTATATAATGGAGTAAAAATATGACAAAAGCAGATATGATTTTTAAAGAAAATATCGAGCGAATCTTGAATGAGGGTGTCTTTTCAGAACAGGCTCGTCCTAAGTATAAGGATGGAACAGTTGCCAACTCTAAGTATGTAACGGGTGTCTTTTCCGAGTATGACTTAGCAAAAGGGGACTTTCCCATTACAACTTTGCGTCCTATCGCTATTAAATCAGCTATTAAAGAAGTGCTTTGGATATACCAAGATCAGACCAATAGTTTGGAAGTTCTCAATGACAAGTACAATGTCCACTACTGGAATGACTGGGAGGTGGGAGATACAGGAACCATCGGTGAGCGTTACGGGGCGGTCGTTAAGAAACACGACATTATCAACAAGATTCTCAAGCAGTTGGAAACCAATCCTTGGAACCGCCGTAATATCATCTCTCTTTGGGATTATCAGGCATTTGAGGAGACAGATGGCCTTCTTCCATGCGCCTTTCAGACCATGTTTGATGTCCGTCGCGTTGATGGGGAAATCTATCTGGATGCGACCTTGACCCAGCGTTCTAACGATATGTTGGTGGCCCACCACATTAACGCTATGCAGTACGTGGCTCTTCAAATGATGATTGCCAAGCATTTTGGATGGAAGGTTGGGAAGTTTTTCTATTTTATCAATAACCTTCATATCTATGATAATCAGTTTGAACAATCAGAGGAATTGCTCCGTCGTGAGCCGTCAAACTGCCAACCACGTTTGGTCTTGAATGTGCCAGATAAAACTAACTTTTTTGATATCAAAGTTGAAGACTTTGAATTGCTTGACTATGAACCGGTTAAACCTCAGTTGAAATTTGATTTGGCTATTTAATTTTTCACATTCCTCAATCATTGACATACGTCAATGGTGGATAGGATGAAATTATAGGTCAATAGAAAGGGTACTTGGCTTGATATTTGTTTTCCTTAGTGGTATACTAAGATAGTAATCACTAAGAAGTGGTTACAAATAATAATGAATTAGGTAAAAACAATGGTAGAATTGAAAAAAGAAGCAGTAAAAGATGTAACATCATTAACAAAAGCAGTGCCAGCAGCATTGGCAAAAACGAAGGTAGTCTTAAACCAAGCTGTTGCGGATTTGTACGTAGCTCACGTTGCTTTACACCAAGTGCACTGGTATATGCGTGGTCGTGGTTTCCTTGTATGGCATCCAAAAATGGATGAGTATATGGAAGATCTTGATGGTCAATTGGATGAAATCAGTGAGCGTTTGATTACACTTGGAGGTAGCCCATTCTCCACATTGACAGAATTCCTTCAAAACAGTGAAATCAAAGAAGAAGCTGGTGAGTATCGCAATGTTGAAGAAAGCCTGGAACGTGTGCTTGCTATCTACCGTTACTTGTCAGAACTTTTCCAAAAAGGTTTGGATGTCACTGATGAAGAAGGTGACGATGTAACAAACGGTATTTTCTCAGACGCTAAAACTGAAACTGACAAAACAATCTGGATGCTTGCAGCAGAACTTGGACAAGCACCAGGTTTGTAAGAAACAAGGCAACATAGATAAATCTGTAGGAAATTTCTTACAGATTTTTCTATTTTGTAAGCTATTTTCTTGTATCCGAAAGAGAGATTTAAAATGAGAAAACATACAATCACAGCATTTACATTTGCACCTGGAGATGTACTATACTACATTCAAAAAGGTCAAGTCAAATCAGTAACCCTTACCGAAGAACATTTGGATAAATTTGAACCTAAAGAAATTATGGATGATTATATCCTAAAACCTAATCAACTATCACCCACTAAAATAGGTGGTTTGTCCCTAATTTGAAGGTGGTCAAACAGAAGGTTCTTCCTTCCACCTTCTTTACTCGTTTGAGTAAAACAATTGAGACTTCTTTTTAGAAATTTATTTCTAAATCCGCAGGTTGATGAGCTACGGCAATGACACACGTTTACGCATGTCTATTCATTTGAGATTACAAAAGACGGTTTATCAATACCTGATACGAACCATTTCCCTAGTTCATAAATGTTCATTGCACCTACTCGGTCATCATTGCTTGAGTAACCACAGTTTGAACATGCATATTGATGAATATCTTTATATCGGTTTGATTTATCAATGCTTCCACACTTAGGGCATCTCTGACTGGTGTAATGAGCATCCACTAAGACAACTTCACTTTCATTTAAGTGAGCCTTGTATCTGAGTTTTTGCTCTAAGTCATAAAATGACCAAGAATGATGCTCGTAACGATGCTCTTTTCTACGTGAGTGAACAGTATCAAAGGTCACGCCAGTTAAATCTTCAAGGACAAAAAGCGTCCGTTTACCGTAAGTTTCAACGAGTGTCTTAGATAGTTGATGATTAACATCATTCATCCAACGGGATTCTCGTCCACTTAGAGAACGTAAACGACGTTTAGCTGATTTCGTGCCTTTTGCTTGAAGACGTTCCCTGAGGTTAGCATAATGGTTACGTTTCTTCACAATAAAATCACCATTGACAAAACGGGTTTGACCTTTTTCGTCATAGGTAGTTAGAATTTGGCGTAAGCCACGGTCAATTCCAACGACGTGTTTTAAACGAGTTAGTTCAAAACTAGGTACCTCTTTACTGGCTGCAAGATGGAAGAACCAGTGTTTTCCACTTCGAACCACTTTTCCAGTTCCAAGTGTCCATGAACCATTGAAATACGGGTTTTCTAATAGGCCATAAACCTTGACGTGAATACGTCCGTTAATTGTATTCATAGATAACATATTATTTTTGAAGCTGTAATCACGGTTACGAACTAAATCGAGTTGAGGACGTTTAAATTCGATTGGTTTCCAAAGAAAAGTCAAATCCTTATGGATATAATTAGGTACATCTTTTCCATGGTTATCCTTTTTATATCCATCCCAAACACGTTGTTTACGGAGTTGGGTTTGAACCGTTTTATAATGAGCAATAACCGTTTTGAAAATGGATTGCGTCATTTGAGATTTAAGGCCAAAACGCTGGCGAAGTTCATGATAAAGAGCCGATTGTAACTCACTTTGTTTCAGAATAAAATCATTATTGAAAATATATTGCGATACATAATTGCAAGCATCACGATAGGCAATGAGAGTATCAAAAGCGCTATTTCGGTCATCGTCAGATTGAAAAACAAAACGTAATTTGGATGTTAAACTGATTTCCATTTACAGGCTCCTTTCATTAACTTCATGTATATATTATATCATAAAGTTCTAGTGAAGTAAATAGATACTGACACATAATAAAAATTTAGAAAGGAATGATTTACTCCCATGATTGAAATCATGGGTTTCCAGCATTAAGGTAACTATATGAAAAAGTCGAACAACGACGAAATGGAAAATTGGTATTGTGGAAAGCGTACTCAAGAAGTAGTGGACGCATCAAAAGTAGTATTAATTATTACGTTGGTGAATTTGTTTATCAAAAAGTGAATTCACCATTTGTAGTCGACGAAGAATTGTTAAAGAAAGAGATTGAAAAGAAAAAGAAATTTTAATTTGCAAATCAAATGGATACTCAATCGTCAATTTAAAACCATTAAAGAAGCTGTCTATTTCATTTTTAACTAGAAAGGAACATTTCATGCAGACTATTTTATCTGAAAAACAAATCGAGTTATTAAATTTAAATCATATTGATTACAAACCATTTATTGATAACCATCATTCACACTACCCAAGAATTAAACGACAACTCAAACGTTATAATATCCACCCAAGCGCAGCCTGGAATGCTGATAAATCAATTCAGCTACTTGCTTGGTTGAGTATTCATGATGAAGTTGATGAAAAAATAAAAAACATAAAATATGTTTTAAATGGCGAATCTTTTGTAAACAATGAAAATTTTCTTGATATTGAAATACAAGTAAGAAAAGACATTCACTTATTCTACACTAAACTATCTGAACTGAATGACTTTCAATTTTTATCATGGTTCTTTTGCCATACAGATAGTATTTTAAAAATTTACAAATATGATACAAGAAAAGTCATCAATCTAAAATACCACCAATTTGAAGTCAACACACCTGAGTTTAAATTAAAAGGTTCACAAGAATTGGCACTCAATTGGTTGCTTGAACGTATCCAAATCATTATCAAATACAATTACCGACCAGAAGATGTAAGAAAATTCTTCCTTGTATGGGCTGAAGTTCATCCAATGTTTTGGTGGTAGAAATAAAAAATTTTAATTTGCAAATCAAAGTATATAAAGGAGTAAAACATGAAAATTGCATTAGAATTTAACAAAAACCTCATTGCCTTAGCAGGTACTGCACATGGTGATGAAACCTGGCACACACAAGTAGAACCCTATAAAGATGAACCTCAACTAACACTCAAATTTCCTGATCATATTGAATGTATTTCAACTTCATTTGTATCTGCATTATTGGCACAGGAACTTGAAGAATATGGACTTCAATATGTAAAGGATAAATATAAAATTGAGTCAACCCATTCATATTTTGAAGAAATGTTCTGGGATTGTATTGATTAACGAAAAAGGAGCTTCGTATGAAAAAACCATTATTAACAAAATTGTCAGAAACAGACGTGAATGAACATCTATCGCTTTATAATAGCACTACAAAACTAGAATCTCAAACAAAAGAGTATGCTTTTGTATCACGTACAAAAGGTATGTCCTATAAACCAACCTTACTTGGTAAACCTTATCAGTCTGATGCTGTTAGTATTTTTGTCAAAAATAAAGATAATACAAAAATGCTCCTTATCAAAGAATTTCGCTATCCAATTAACAATTATGTAATTTCTACACCTGCAGGATTAGTAGATAAAAATGAAACTCTTATGGATGCTGCCATTCGAGAATTATATGAAGAAGTTGGGTATCAAAAAGAACAAATTGAAGTTGAATCCATTCTGCAACCATCTTACTCTGCAATTGGTCTATCTGACGAACAGACAGCATCTGTGTTTGTAACGGTTGATGATACAATTAAACCAAAACAACATCTTGAAGGAACAGAAGATATCTTCTATTTTTGGATTACACCTCATGATGCCGAATTCTTCTTAGAAAATGGGTATTTCAATCCAGAATTGATGCGCCATTTGGGATATGATAATGTAAATACAAAAATTGGGGTTACAGCCCGTACCCAATTCATGTTAAAACAATTTGCAGATACTCTACCAAGTAAGTCATTTAGAACCTTCATTGATTCAATTTGAGAAAGGACCAATTATGAAATTTGAAGATATTGAAAAAGTATTACATGCAAAAACAACGGATATTATAGGGCTAAAAACCGTAACATCATTATCCCCACTGGATCATTTTGACGTATATGATTATAAATTACCACTTGAAGGTAATATTTGGGTCAATCTAAAGGTTATTTCATCTAAGGAAGGATATCCCAATCTATATTTTTCAATGACATTTATTGATGGAAAATACCATTTATGGGAAGGTCATTATGAAAAGTATATCAAAAATGATACCACTCACTCCAAATTTGATAATATTGATGATGCATTTCAATATATCATAAAAGAATTACAAAAACATGCCAACCCTAATGACCTACACACAGTTTTAGAATATGAGGTGTGACTCAGTGAACTATTACAAAGGATTAAAATGAAATGAACTGAGAAAATCACCTTCTTATTCAAACCGTACTTAGAAGAAATGAATGAATAAGTTTAGAAAAAAGAGTCTATGCTCTTTTTTTTGAAAAAGTCTAACGACTTTTTCAATCTCTTAGGTCAAATTTCATTTGCCCCAAACCCCTTCCACTTTCGAAATTTATTTCTCATAGAAAAGAACCATAACAATTAACAAATTAAGAACGGAGTAAAAAATATGAAAACATACATTTACTTATCCGATATTCATAGTAATTATGAGGCGTTACAACACATAACGAAATTACCTGAAATGTCAGATAATTCTTGTGAATTTCGATTTGGTGGAGATTATATTGATGGATATGATTTACAGACAAATGCGACCTTAAACACTATCCATTTAGTAAAAGACTTATGTGAAAAAGGTAAGGCAAAAGCAATTTTAGGAAACCACGATCAATTCCTTCTTGATGCAGCTTATTACCCTTACCGTACAAATTACTGGGAATTAAACGGTCGTGCATCCACATTAGAAAATTTAGGTATTCCATATACAACCAATGCTGAGTTACCTGAACAACTATTGTATCATTTAAAAGATGAATTAGAGTGGTTGAACAACTTACCCTACGTTATTCAAGATGGAAATATTCTTCTAACACATGCAGGATTTGACCTTGATCTTGCAATTGAGTATCAAAATAAGGATACCCTTTTATGGACTCGTGAACCATATATCAATTTCTTTAAAGATGATATTCTTCAATACTTCTTACATGAAGATTATCATAATAAAATCATTATTACTGGTCATACTCCAACATCTTTAATTTCAATTGGTCAAGAAAATGAAAATTGTCCTATTTTATTGGAACAGATCCTAAATGGAAATGTAAAACGTTATTTTATTGATGGAGGTTCTAAATCAGGTCATGAAAATGGACATATTAATCTGCTCAAGCTGGATGAACAGGGGAATGAAATTTGGCGTGGGATTTTAAATAAGAATGGAATTCAATATCTTTTGAAAGGATAAGACCATGCCAACTTTAATTTCTATACCAACAGGTTATCAGGGTACCTCAACTATTGTTGTAACACCAAAGGTAACCTTATTATTTTTTCATAAAAAAGAACTCAATCAAGCAGAATTTAGTCCATATTTAAAGCAAACAGGGATTTATATTCTTTACAATCAGGATCAAATTTATGTAGGTCAATCATCAAATAAAGATGGATTGATTACTCGCCTTCGTAAACATCATCAAGAAAAATTATGGTGGGAACACACAATTGTCATTCTTCCAACTCAGTTAATGACAAAGGCCCATTATGATTATATGGAACGAACCTATATTCAAATAATGTCTCAACGAAATCAACTAACCAATAAGAATATTGGAAACGAATCTCCTATTACACCACTTGAAATGGAACAATGTGAAGTATTAATGGGAACCATCAATTCCATTTGTAGCTTATTTAATATCAACATTTATCAACTAACAACGAAAAAATACCATCAACAATTAGAAGAAATGATTCAACAATTATTAGATGGTACTTTTGATGATTAAATCAGTCGTTATTTAACTATATTTTTGGATGAACAAATGGGGGTTTTAATATGGATTTTGGATCTTCAAACCTTTTTCGAATATAATCTTTCTCTTCATTTGTAAAAGGATTATTAGATATTACAAAATACATTGATGTATTAATGGTTGCTTTATTTAAATAATCAACTTTATCATCAGATAATAATACAATCAGATCCATTCCTTCACTTACACGTTGATCAACAAATTCCAAACATATATTTGGGCTAATAGGCATCATCAAACAATCTATATTAGATGTCCTTATCACAGGATTATCACTTGTAATTAAGTTTTTTGATGTTAATGCAATATGAAATTTCATAAAGTTTGGACGTTTTATGCTATCAAAAAAGGATTCTAACTGATATTGTTTTTTAAATATATGATTGAATAATTTAATTGCCTCTGGATTATTTTTAACATCTTGTAATTCATACGGGAATGTTCGAGGTTTATAAGGATCGGATGTAGGTATAATACTATGAAGGTAATGATTTATAAAACTAAGTCTACCAGAGTCAGTTCTTAAAGATTGTAATATCATAAATTTAAATATGAAATCTTGCGTTTCCGTAGATATGGATATATCATGAGGTGATGATAATATTTCATTTAAAATATTACTCATTTTAGCTTCATATTTAGATAATTTATTTTCCAATATATTATCAACCTTATCAGTCTCATATGTATTTTTTTGAAAACACACCTTATTATATGATAATTGTTTAAATTCATTCGCTTGTCTCACATAGACATTAATTTGATTGTTTGAATTTGCAAAATATTTTAATAAAAATCTGGGATAATAATGTTGATTCTTTGTTAGTTGTTGTTTAGGTGTCACCATTAAAACGCACTCGCTTTCATTTATTATGATTAATATCATAATAACACAATTAAAAATTATTTGCAATTAAATTTTATAATTTATTTAACTTTATAGTAAAAAAGGAGATTTTTATTATGCGCAAACCATATAATAAATTAACAAAAGAAGAAAAACTAATTGTAGGATTCATTTATGATCTTTACAAACAATATTACTTTACAGGCCCAAACGCTTACGTTAAAGCCTCACTTATTGATGATTTTAAACATCATAATCAAACATACTTGTTTGATGATATTGATGAGTATATCAACTATGAGTACTTGTCAGAATACGATCACGAACGTATTCAAAAGATTATGGATAAAATGGTATGTGATTTGACTGAAGATGATAGGCTGGTTACATTCTACGATTCGGAAGCTAAGTCTTTTGTAACCGTACCAGCATCAAATCATCCACAATCAAACTTGTTCAAATTAACTATGCAAATTCTATCTAATAATGAAGGACATGAGGAAGTTGAAGAAGTACAAAAACCAAAAGGGCTAAAAGGTCTACTACATAAATTTTTCAATAAATAAAGGAAAGAAGGATTAACACATGAAAAACAAACAAAGTATTAACGTGATTCAAGAATTCACACAACTTACCACTCGTCTTTTAACCGAGGGATATAATATCATTGATGTTCAACAAGATCCTAACAAACGTAAAAATCAAGCCATTGTGATGTCTAAAGACATTCACTCAGCAAAGGGACAAGATATTATTGTTCTATTTAAGTTAACTAGCGAACGACTCGAAGAACCATACTCACGCACAGTCATAGTTGACAACTATGTTGGTCGTCTTAAAACCAAAAAACATAGCGATTGGGCTAGTTACTGGAACCAAATTTATACTCCTTCACTATGTGAAATCATCTTTCATGAACAGTTAAAATTTAGGTAATGAAAGGAATTCGATATGAGAAAAGCAACAGCTATGTCAGCAAAAAGACGGAACGAAATCACAAAAGGAGGGTTTCATTTAGATGATGTTGAGCAATGGGACGATGTGTTAGCCATTCCAGATGAGATTGGTGACAAAATTGTCTCATATTTCAAACAAAATTGGACAAAAGACCAAGTAATGTCACTAGTAAAACCAGACCAACACTGGATGGTAGAATTTATCGCTATGTATCATGAGTCTTATGCCTAAGAAAGGATCCTTATCATGAAAAAGCCAAAAATCATTCTTGTCACATTTATTGATAAGGATGTAGATTCTCCAACCTATAGGGAAGAACTTGTTTCACATGGAATTAATAGTGAAACACTTGAAGATGTCATTTTACCATCTGAACCATTTTCATCCATACCTTGCCATTATGACTCTGAATTAGGCGAATATGTTCTTAATAATGATTGATAAATAAAACACTAACGTGTTTTATTTCACTTGGGGTTATCACCCCATCCACCCTTTATACTTCTGAAATTTATACTTGAAAGGAAAACCCCATGAAAAAATTCCACAACATGACTATGACTGACACACACGTGTATTTCTGGCGTAACAACACGCCCTTTTCTAACTTTTATCGTAAGAAATTTATGTACAAAGGACATTCATTGCTCTTTTCAGAACAAGCCTTTATGATTGAAAAAGCACTTCAATTTGATCCTTCAAAAGTTGACTTAATTGCTGCAGTGAAGTACCCACAAGACGCCAAAGGAATTGGTCGTCAAATTCGTAACTACAATGATCGAATTTGGTCAGCAAAACGATATCACGCAATGGTACAAGTTCTAGAAGCTAAATTTGAAGATCCTGAGCTAAAAGAAATTCTACTAGCAACAGGAGATCGTATCATCGTTGAAGCATCACCATACGACCGTATTTGGGGTGTAGGACTTAGTGAAGAAGATGATGATCTTTACACTGGTAATTGGAAAGGTCAAAACTTACTTGGAAAAGCACTAATGGAAGTGCGTGACAAATTCCAAATGAAAGGTGAATAACGATGTCATTCAAAGAACAATTAGAAGCTGAAAAACAAATTGCATCAGATAATGATGTTATTATTGAGAATGTAAAAAACAAACTATTACAAGCTGCTAAAAATGGTGAGTCTACTATTTTTATTGAACTAATAGATGAAAATGACTTAAAATCACAACTCATTTTCCATTTTCTTCAATCAGAAGGCGTCAAATTTGATAAAAAATATGATGTAAAAGAAGTTGAAGAAAAAAGTTACTATGACCCTCACATGGCTAATTACCATGAGTACGTAGCCAAAAATAATGGAAGTTCCATTTATACTTATAAAACTAAAAAATTCACATTTAAAGGTATTTCAATTTCATTATAAAGGAGCAATTACTTATGTCTCAACCAAAAACACCAATCGTATGTTCAAATTGCCATTCAACAAATGTAACGTATACGGAAGCCACCATGTCAGGATTAGACTTGATTAACCTCGTATCTGGTGAAACTAAATTTGATTATCATTGTCAAAATTGCCATAATCGAGGAACCACATGGGCCTAATCATTCACATTTTCCAAAATATATTATAACATAAATTAAAAGAAAGAATTATAAAATATACATTTTATACAAGGGTAATAGAACTATGGCTTGGAGATTACATGATCTTATACATTTAAGAATTGTTGATGAAAGACTTGAAATCGCACAGGGAAATCCACTTTTAGATACATTAGATAAAGTATTAGATGTAGACGAATATATTGACTGGATTACTTTTAGTCCTCAATATAGTGAAGTTTTCGACGCTTTCAATGAGATTGTACGTAAGAACCGTAAATGTATAACAACAGTAAAACAAGTAATCGAATTTGTTGACTATTGTATGGAAAACTTTAGTGATAAAGCTGATCTAAACTTTAACTTAGATGAAATGAATGAGCTTACTCATGCAGTACACTTACCGGATGATCTAATTATTGTGATCGAATTTGAAGATTAATCACATTTTACAGGATTAAAACAAGTTTTCAAAGACGGTTACAAACAGGTAACCGTTTTTATAAAACTTATTTTTATAAGAAAAAAGAAAAAGAGGTCTAACATTATGTCAAAAAGATTTTTAGCAATTTATGATGAAAAAGATAACACCTATCTAAATAATTGCTTTTCAACTAATAATCTAGAAATGATAAAAAAATTTGATACACTGAATATCGAATGCTCAATTGTAGAAATCAATAAAGAGTTATTTGAATTTCTACAAGAAAAATCAAAAACCGATCAATCTGAATGGATTAGTCCAGATGGTTTCACACCAACGAATTACAAAATTCCATATCTTAATCTAGGACTTAACCAAGAAAAACTAAAAGAGCGTGATATCATTTGGAAAGAAATTCAAGAAGAGAACGAGGAACTTAGAGGTATTGAAAACGATGACAACCTTCGTTTCCAACCTTGGGTTCCAATTTCTAAAGAAATTCACACAAATTTCCGTTTTAATGAAGGTTACCCTTGGTACTCCGAACATGATGAATCCATCAACAATATCATTCTTGAAGAAGATGACCAAAATATGGACATCACAGGTGTTTATCTGACTCACCTAAATGGTGACCATGATATTGATGGATTAACGAATCATAGAACACTTCAATTTAGTGAAGAACCTGTTCATCTATATTGTTGGGGAGTATCTGATAATGCCACTCAAGCCAAAAAATACATTGATGAATGTATTAAGGCATATCAACAGGGTATTGATTACGAAGGTAATGGTGATTTCTTCCAAGGTAAACAACTTGTACAATTCATGCAAGCTATGGAAGAAGAAAACCGTGAATATGGTTTTGTACTCCTACTTACACCAATTTTGAACGAACACAATCACGAATGGGGTGGATGGCGATGGCATAAATGGGGTGAATACCTTGGTCATCACCAAATTGAACATGAATACCTAAACGATGAAGAAGGTGTTGATTTTGTATTTGTATGGAAACTAGTTGCAGTTGTAAAAGACGAAGGGGTGAACTAATTATGTCACATCAAACACTAAAAATAGGTGATATCGTATATGTTGATATCTTAGATTCCGAACAAAATATGTTAACAACCTTGAAAAAAGACGAATATCTAACGGAAACTGTTTTAAAGATAAAGGATAACTATATTCAAACAAACAAATCGAAATATAATCATCAAACAAATGAACAAATAGAAAGTTTGTTAGAAAATGATTACACATCATTTTTCAAAAAATTCTATTATACAAAAGAAGAGTTATTCAACGAACGTAAACGATTCAAAAAATATAAAATGGTTTATGATGCACTAAAAAATGAAACCGAATATGCTTCATTTTTGAAAAACCTTCCTGAAGATGTATTAGACTCAATCATTCAACAAATTGAATCTGTTAGCAAACAAAATCATCCCTAAAATCATAAAGAAAGAAAAAAATGTCAATGAAAGAAATTACCTATTATAACCTAAAAGAATGGGATTATTATAAGAATGACAAAAAGGCGTTAATGGATTTAGCAGAACATGGATTTTTTATTGATGAAATTTTAGCATTAAAGGATCCTCAACTCACTTTACAAATTGTATATTATGGACATGGCTCAAAGTATTACAAAACATTGAAAGATAGTGAATTTGAACCTGTTCGTTATTTTATTGCGCGTGCAGGACTATTCCCTGAACACTTCATTGATGATGAAAGTGACAGAATTAGAGGGATTGTTATTGGTCAAAATCCAAAATACATCGAACGATTCATTTATCAGGATAATACTGAAACAAAACAGGAGTTACCTCATATATATGATGGGATTCGTATTGCCTTAGGTAGTGACGTATCCCCAAATCAAGACTATTTGAAAGCATTTTTAACAAAACCACTTTCATTAACCGAATCCAAGGAATTTTCATATATTCAATTTGTTGGACGTGATTATTTAAAGGCTTTCACCTCAAAACTCACATCTTATTCATACAATATGCCTAAAAATCAAAGTATTTATGAGGCTTATAAAGCTAATAATCCTGCATACGCACAAACATTAACCAGTTTTCAAATCGGAGCTATTCAATATGTTGAAAAATATCAAGAAATCACATCTGAGGAATTCTTTAACACAATTCTAACATATCAGCCAACCAATATCTTTGAAATGGATAAGATGATGGGTGAATTATGTGATGCACCGATTTAACTAAATAAAACCAACATTGATGATTTCGATTCAAGATGGGCAGCTTAGAGAATACCCATTCAAAGAACGAACAAATCATATCACCAGAAGTCGATATGTAGACACATTGTTTCTTTATTTTGATGATATTAATCCTAATCTCTTTTATGGGAAACCATATTTTCCGTTTGCATTTAGTGACTCAGATGCACTAAAAATTATAAACTTCTTGACCTTTCATTTTGAAAAGAATGATTTTGAAGATATCATCATTCATTGTCAGGAAGGTGTTTCACGAAGTCATGCAGTCGCATTATTTATTGCAAAATATTTTATGAAAAATGATAAAATATACAAATCCTTACTTCATCAGGAAGGAAAAGTTTATGGTGGAAACGCATATGTTTATGATAAACTTATTCAATATTTAGACAAACAGACTCAAAAGAAAGGTCAACAATGAAAGAAAAACTTATTACCATTCTTAATTATTTATCGGCAATTGGATCAATCTATTTGATTGTAGCTGCACTATTTGGATTTGTACAAGGTACGATGTCACCTGCACAAATTCTCGTTTATCTTTTAGTGGGTGGACCTAATCTAGCACTTCTAATTTACCAACAAAAATTAAATTTATAGAAAGGAAGAAATATTATGGAATTAACACTAAGTCGCTTTATTCAGAAAAAGAATGAAGAATATAGCTTGTTGAATGAAAAAGTTGAACAATCAGAAACCATTGAAGAATTAACTGAAAATCGTGCCATCAAACGTCAATTCATGCACGATTATGCACAAGAACTAAATGACTTCATTTGGAATCATTTGTCTGAACTCACACCAAAAACTTGTGTTGTATTTGATTTGGTACCTTATACAATTTGGAATGTCATGTCCGAAAAGTATACAACCATCATTGATAAAATTAAAGAACTTCATCAAGAGGAGGCCTAAACATGGACCTCTCTCTTATTTTTCTTATTCTCTTCTTTGGTGGAATTTTTATTGTTGTTGATTTTGCCTTTAAAAAATTATTAGACATTAAAAATAATCTTATCAATCAATTATTACGACGAGCTGCACGTGTCATCATTATTATTTTTGCGTTACTCGCATTTGCCAAACAGTATGGATTACTAGATGAGTTAACCTCAACTCTATTAACCAATTCAGCTTTAATCGTTGCAGTTATTGGATTTCTGTTGCAAAACACCTTGAAAAACATTCTTGCAGGTGCACTTCTCTTATCATCTGAAACCTTTAAAATTGGAGATCGTATTCGTTTACCTAATGAAAAGATTACAGGGACAATTGAACTCATTAATATGCGACATACAACTATCGCCTTACCAACAAATGAACAAGCTATTATCCCTAATTCTCTTCTAAACGATGCTATTGTTATCAATAATGATTTACATGGACAAGAAACATCCTATCCTCTCATTATTACCTTATCGGTTAAAGAAGACCTAGAAAAAGCACGAACATTGGTACGTGAAGTGATTACAAATCATCCAAATGTCTTAAACAAACAAGATGAGACAATCTTTACGTCCTTAACCAATTCAACTATTGAATTGAAAACTATGATTGAAACAAAAGATATCAAAACATCCTTTTCCACCATTTCAGAATTACGATTACAAGTTGTTCAATGTCTAAAAGAAAATGGATTTTTTAATGTTTAAGGTATAAACCGAATGTTCTACTTAATACGAGTTAAAAATAACTCAATTAAACGATAAAATACGAACAATGGTTAAAATCCTAAAAAATTTCACAAAGTAATAATTCTGACAATTCTCATTTCCCATTTTTAAAAATGTAGTAAAAAGTGGGTTAAACCCTAGAGCTACAAGGGATTTCACGATTTTTATGGTCGTTATAAAAGTTACTTTTACTTTAAAAATGTAACCAAAAGTAACCTGAATATAACAGTCACAAACGTTTATTTAACGCGATTTTTGGTGTTTGGGTTACATTTTTTTTCTCTATAAGCAAACACTTTAAAAATTCCTAAAAAAGTAACCTTAATACTCTTAAATATTATTATATAGGCGTTTCTGAGGGTTACGAACGGTTACTTTTTTGAATTTTATGAATTTTCAGAAACTTTCTTATTCCTTGATAGACGTGTATTTACACGTATTTTAAAAAAGTTACTTTTTTGGTTACAAATGCGATTTTGGTGCGATTTTTGTAACCATCTACCGTCGTTACAATGTTCTGATTTTACAGATTATCGAAATTTGTCACAAAAAAAGTAACCTTGCTGAAATTCTATCTAAAAATCATATACTATTACACTTATCCATTATCTATTGATGCAAACATAGCTCCAGAAGCTCACAGAATAGTCTACAATCCATTTTAAAGGATATTAGGTCTTATCCCCCCAATATTCAATAAACACGATTATAGGGCAAAATAGAGCCAAATACGAATGGTTGTACAAAGAAGTAGAATATGATATAATAACATAAGTAAAACAATGACCGATATGGGTCAAAGAAAGGAAGGACTCTCACATGAGTTCCATATTTAAACAATCAATTTTTTCTTTTCGTAAATTAAAAGGAATTGGCTTAGCCTCCGTTATTTTAGGTGCACTTTTAGTTGCCGGACCAGTACATGCAGATAGTACTACTTGGAATAATGGTGAAACTTCCATTACGGTATACGATGGACATGCTAAATCCTTTACAAATGGTAAAACTGCAAAAGAGCTGTATGATGAAAAGCAATATCATGAACAGCCTTATGAGGATAATGATTCAAAACAGCAAAAATTGTATCCTTATGAAAACAAACCTGTCAATCAAGATGGGGAACAAATTTCACCATCTCAAATTGTAGCATCTGAAACACCACCCTATTCTTCAAATGCTGATAAGATTGAAAAGCCTTCAACCATTCAAGAAGGTGATAAAACCTATCATCATGTTGGTACAAATCCACAAGGTTCAGGGGAAAGCATTAATGCGGCATCTGATACCTTAACAGATCCTCTTACTCAAAATGGTATTGAATCACCCGTTCAATATGGAAATCATAAGACTGCACCAACAACAGATGGTATGATGCAATCAGATAAGATTAATTATAGTAAAATTAAAGGTCGTACATGGCTTATTGAAAAAACTGGTGATAAACAATATGGGAATTATACACTTGTAGAGTCTGGTACCTCATTATCTGATGATAAAATCACTGAGTTAACTAAAGGTGCTACAAATCGTTTTACAAAAGAAGAAGTTGAACGACAAGGTGGGCTACGTGATACAGACACCCTTATCACTTATGAAAATAATACTTATATTGCTGATGATATCACATACAATAAAGTACACAACCAAGCCTTTTCATGGGATGTAGAAGAAGCCTATAATCACTTATTTAGTAATTCAACACTTTCATTAGAAAAAGCCTATCAATCGGGTCTATTTCCAGATTTAGTAAAAGAAGATGGCAAATACAAATATAAAAATGCAGTTGTTGAAAAGCCATCAAAAGCAACTGATTTACGTGAAATGAATTTGATTTACGAGACTCTTCTATCGGGTGATCAACAAAAATTAAATGCATTATTTGAACATTTAGATGTTGAAAGTGCAGAATTGATTCGTGATTACGTTCTTTTGAAATCAGTTGATGAGTCAAATACTGAAAATGTAAAACGTATTGGAAGTTCAAATACAACCAATTCAAATTTGGCTATATCTGAAAATGGTAGACCTGTTAGAGGATATCGCTATGAAGAATTTAATGAACGTGCATTTTCAAATACAGGTAAAGTACGTAGTGATAATGAAACATTATTGCGTACACTTCAACACTCTTATAATCCTTCTCGATTAGACGCATTAGTAAAGGTGTTAGACAGTATTAAAACAATCCAAGAAAAATCAGGAACTGCTTTTGTAGGATTTGTAACAAATCCTGAACAATTAAAAGCTGCACTAGAAGCTGCAAAAGTAACCCCTAATTATCAAACATGGATTGATCTTATTAATGCGCTTAATGATAACCACAATGGTGGATTGTTTGGAGGAACATCTCGAACACAATTTACCTTAAATGAGGATGCCCATGATGCCATTACTGAGTTGTTACGAGCTGCTGATTCAACTGACTCATCTGATAAACGTAGGTGGGAGTATCACGGATTAACATCGTTAGTTCATGAATTTGAAACCAAAACATGGGACGAGGATAGTAGCGCACAGTATTATGCGAATGAATATGGTACTGATGCACTAAATCAATTATTACAAAAATTAAATGGTGGTACTCAAACAAATTCAGGTTTACGATATGCATATATCCCTAATAAAACACAACTAGCTGAATATGAAGATACATACACCTATCATCAAGCAGCTCGACCATTAAAAGCGTATCGTTTAAATGCAAAACCAATGGTACTAGAGCAAATTTATTCTCCTGAAATTCGAACTCATATTGAAATGAAAGGGAATGTCATTTATAAATATTATGATGAAGAGGGAAATCTTTTAGAAGAAGATAGACGAGCATTGGATACGGTTATCCAAGTTAAAGAACATGTTTATTATCTTGATCGTAACTCTAAAACTGTAACAATTTCATATACTGAAACACCAACAGGAAATAAGGTACATCGTGATGATCAAACGCCTCCATCGGATCGTCTGACACTTCAAAAAGATGGTAAAATTTATGAATTTGATCATGCTGACAGACCAAATTATGTTCCTGAACTAGACAGTACTTTTAACTATGTTTATCGTGTGAAAAAAGCACCGATTGTTACTCATTATCGTTTAGAAAATTCAAATACTGAACTTTTGCCATCTGTTACAGAAAACCTACCGGTATTATCTCAGTATTCAACTACTCGTAAAGACATTCCAAATAAAGTTGAAACTGAAGATTTAGCTGATCGTATTATCACACATACTACAACCTATGAACTGGTAAAAACACCCGATAATGCAACGGGAGAAGTGACCGAGTCAGGTGCTGAAGTAATTTATTATTATAAAGCTAAAACTACGGATACAGTAACAATGAAACAAGCTCCTGTTGTTGCACATTATTATTTGGCAAATACAACAGATAAACTATCTGAAAGTTCTGAATTGGGTAATTTGACCATTGGTAGTCAATATATTACTGAATCAAAAGTAATTCCACCAAAAGTAGAAACATTTGACTTCCCAACTAAAGTTGTTACTCGTACAACTACCTATGAATTGGTTAATGAGCCAAGTGATAAACAAGGAATCACACCTATTGGTGGAAAAACGGTAGCCTATTTCTATAGTGCACATGTGAATGAAACCATTACATTGAAAAATAGTAAAGGTATTCCTGAAATAGTTACTCCAAAAGAATTTACGGGTTCAGTCAATGGTATTCCTGAAGAAAATATCAAACCTGAATTCACAGGTTCAGTAACGGGTATTCCTGAAGAAAATACCAAACCTGAATTTACTGGTTCAGTTAATGGTATTCCTGAAGTAGTGGAAATTCCAGAATTCACAGGTTCAGTTAACGGTATTCCGGAAGAAGTTACCCAACATGAATTCACGGGTTCAGTTAATGGTATTCCTGAAGTAGGGGACATTACAGAGTTCACAGGTTCAGTTAATGGTATTCCTGAAGTATTGGAAATTCCAGAGTTCACAGGTTCAGTCAACGGTATCCCAGAAGAATCTAACAAACCTGAATTTACTGGTGCGGTTAACGGTATTCCTAAAGAAAATACAAAACCTGAATTCACTGGTGCTGTTAATGGTATTCCAGAAGAAGTCACTAAACCTGAATTCACAGGTTCAGTTAATGGTATTCCAGAAGAAGTCACAAAACCTGAATTCAATGGTTCAGTCAATGGTATTCCGGAAGAAAATATCAAACCTGAATTCACTGGTTCAGTTCCTGAAGAAAACAGTGAACCTAGATATAATATTTCAGTAACGGATAGTCATACAAAGACAAAAGCTGAGTTACCAAAAACTGGTGAATCTAAAAGTTTACTATCTCTAGCTGGACTATTAGGATTAGTTTCAATTGTCCTATCGGTACTATCCATTACACGTAAGCATGACAACTAAATAATAAAAACTCTTATTTATTAAGAGTTTTTTTGGAAAAGTCTTAACGACTTTTCCAATTTCCCTTGGGACCAAACAAGTTTGTCCCAATCCCTTTTCACTCCTGAAATTTAACACATACATATAATTTGCAACTACTTACTTATTACAACTTAGAAAGGGGACATCCATGTTTCAAACAGCTGAAGAAGGAAAGATTGTTATATCCTTAACAGGTCATCGACCAACAAAATTAGCTGGATATGACTTAAGGAATAATTATTATACTCGTTTACGCAAACGACTTATTCGAATTATTGAACGTTCACTGGAGAAGTATCCTATTGTTGAATGTCACTCAGGTATGGCTCTTGGTGCTGATACAGTGTGGGCACAAGCAATCATTGACTGTCGTCATCGTTTTGGTGAAGAATGTGTTCGATTTGTTGCAGACATTCCTGATTACAATCAAAGTTCTCGTTGGAATGCGGATTCTAAACGATTATGGAAGGCCATTCTTGATCGAGCAGATGAGGTACGAACCTATAATAAAAATGATGGAAAATCTTACGCCTATATCTTAAACCAACGAAATATTGGAATGATTGATGCATGTGACATTCTTATTGCAATCTACAACGGTGATAAAACTGGTGGTACAGCAAATGGCTACAATTATGGCAAAGAAAAAGGAAAATATATTACCTTGATTCACCCTCAAACAATTTAAAAAAAGCTCTTACAATATAAGAGCTTTTTTATTAATTAAAATATTTTCAGAAAGATTATTATGTAATGATGGAAAAAGATTTTAAAACACATCTAGCTTTGAAATTAAATACAATAGGTTACTTATTATCAGATTTACAATATAAAAATAATCAAACGCACTCTTGCGATGTAAATGAGAATTTTTATTGTATAGAGAAGATTTTTGCAAGTGAAATGGAGCAAGTTCATAAGTTTTCACTATTTGATAGACAAAAAGAAATGAAGGTTTCTGAAATCACATTAAAACGTAGTATTGTACAATGTGATAATACAGTAAAATATAGTATACGCACAGATTTGTATGGCTGGGGAAAAGATCGATATAAACAAATCGAATATCGACCAATCTATAATGAAGAATATCCCGAGTTTCCTATTGACATACCAACTATTAGATTTAGAGTTATTTCACTTTTACCAAAAGAGTACTGTCAATTTTATATTGAAGCACTTACAAAATTAACTTATTATTATTAACAAGCTCTTACTGTGTAAGAGCTTTTTTAGAAAAGTCTTAACGACTTTTCTATCAGTCCTTGAGACGAAACTAGTTCGTCCCAATCCCCTCTCATTTTTGAATTTTCTTATTTATACAAACATTTTCAGAAAGGTTGTTTTTATCATGCACAAATTGAATAAAAAAGGACAAATTGTACTTACGGTTTCAGCTATTATCGGTATTTTCATGGTACTAGGTGGACTTGGATCCCTTGAAACAGAATCCACATCATTTTTAGTCGCTATGTTCACAACCATCATTGGACTCTTATTCTTGATTTTAGCAACTATTCTAAATTCATATCAACTACCACCAACTGAAGTAGGTGACTTGTAAACTCTCATCTAGTACAAGCGTTTTATCAACTCCTATGACTTAAAAACAAGTTTACACTAGGGCAGGTTGACAGCTACCCAATAACAAACCATATGAGATTTGTTACATTAATTTATCATATCCAATTTTTCAAAGGCGGGTTTTGGATTCCCACTGTTATAAAGAGTGCCTAAGAACTGAATATTCATAGCGGCTGCTCGATCATCATTTGTTCTATAAGAACAAGCTCTACAACAAAATTCATGTTTATCTTTATTACGATTTTTTGCATCAATCAAGCCGCATTTTGGACAACGTTGGCTCGTATAGTAAGCATCACAACTTACTACTTGTGACCCCTTGTCAAATGCTTTATAAATTAATTTTTGTTCAAAATCATAAAAAGCCCATGAATGATGTTCATAACGATCTTTCTTAGCACGCTTTGAAACAGTATCGAAGGTGACATTTGTTAAATCTTCTAAAGTAAAGATTGTACCACTACCATAACGATTAACGAGTGTCTTAGATAAACAATGGTTTACATCGTTCATCCAACGGGATTCTCGTTGACCAATAGCTTCTAATCTACGTTTAGCTGATCTGGTATTCTTAGATTGTAATTGTTGACGTAAACGTTTATAATGTCTACGTTTTTGTAAAATCGCTTTACCATTAACAAATGTAGTTTGACCCTTTTCGTCATAAATGGTTAATAATTGTCTTAAACCACGATCGATTCCTACCACGTGAGATGGTTTAAATTCTGGTTCTACAACTTCTTTGGTAACCGCGATATGTAAATACCAATGCTTACCAGATTTTAAAACGTTAGCAGTACCTAACTTCCACGAACCGTCAAAATATTGCTCAAAACCATTAAAAATAGATTTAACAACAACACGTCCATAAATCGTATTCAAAGACAGTGTGTTATCGTCTTTATGTGAATAATCACGATTACGAACCAAATAAAGTTGAGGACGTTTAAATTCAATTGGTTCCCATAAGAAATCTAAATCTTTGTTCACAAAGTTTTTAACATCTTTACCATGGTTATCCTTTTTATAACCATCCCAGACACGTTCTTTTCGTAATTGGGTTTGGCGACTGCGGTATCTAGCAATTACCGTGCGAATACAGGATTGAGCCATTTGTGACTTTAATACAAATTTGGAACGTAAATCATTATAAAGAAGTTTTACTAAAGTTGTAGTATTCATAGGAAAACCGTTGTTAAACATGTATTCTGATACGAAATTACAACCTTGTCTAAAAGCCTCTTGAGACTCAACCATTTTAAGAATATCGTTACTATTTTGAAAAATAATACGTGATTTAATCGTACGACTCATCTCAATTGTTTCCAAGTCTAAACTCCTTTCTATTAGTTATTTCATAAATAAATTATATCATAACTAATTTTTGAAGTCAAGACAAAACATTGTTAACACACAAAATTTCATTAAAATAATTATAGATGGGTGCAACCATACAGATGTACCCATTTTATATGCTTATTTAGCTCAGTGGTAGAGTGCCCAACATCGGCAGACATAGCAGTTGGTCGGCTATTATAACAAAATGACACAAGCATAAATACCAGAAAGGATAAAAACCTATGAATCCAATTATTAAAGCAAATGAACGACTCATAAAAGTAAGTGAGTTCACAGAAGCACATGAATTACATGATTTCATCAAACAATTAGATGAAAAATATGGTGTAGACTCAAGTGATCCCGATAACACGTTTGGACGAGTTCTTCTTAATGATTATATCATTCAACATGGAGTTCCAAATCTTTGTTATTTTGCAAAGACAGATGTAGATTATTGGACAAAGAAAATCCAACTACCAACTCACAAAGCCATTCCACATGCAAATCATTGTATTGGAATTGATAAGAAAGGAAATGTACAACTTCTTGTAAATGCTGCAAATGTTACTGCCACAAGAATCCCAATTGAAATTGAAGAAGCTGACATCAAACAGTTGACTAAGTTACGTAACGCCTACAAATCAGTACTGGAACAAGTGAAAATCAAAGAACCTGACTTTTCAACGATTCGAGACCATTACTTTAATGGTCGAGATGGTCGTATTTATTATGACCGTATGAATCAACGTCGAAAGGACCAAGTAGCTGATGCTATTTTAGAAAAACAAGGATTTGCATCGGATCGAAATCAACGCCTTGACGTTACAATACCAGTAAAAGATATAAATGGTGAGGTATATGATTTTGTTATTAAGTACTATCGTCTAAGTCCAAATAATTGCCCTTATTTTTCTACAACCTATGATGGATGGCAATCGCAAGAGCGTATGAGTCATGATACCTTAGCATATCAATTCTATCAAAAATGGAATGTATTTCATACACATAATATGACGTTGAAAGAATGGTCTGAAATGGTACAAGACCTAAACGAACTACAAAAGTAAAATACTTTGATTTGCCAATTAAATAATTAGGAAAGGGGGATTACTTGATGTATCGAAGAATCAAACCAGGGCCACTTGAAAAAGACAACTATGTGAGTTATAAAGCCTTACGTGAAATTCAAAATGCGATAGCAAAACATCCAAAAAAATTGATTCCACTTGATAAAGATCATGACGCCTATAAATTATCTTTCAACGATCGTTACGTTGTTTTAGATAAAGAAGGGGTCATTGTTCTTACCGCTAGTGGTTATGGTTATAAGACCATTAAATCTGCGACAAATGCCATAAAAGCAAGTACAGGTGGACCACTTGAAAAACGAAACACAAGTTCATCTCTACAAAAGAAAATCACACACTTTCAGGAAACAAAACCTGAAGTTTTTACCAAATTGACCAAACAATATCGAGCCTATTATGTCAAATCAATGGATCGATATGTCATTATTGATGAATTTGGTACCATTTGTGCCAATGGAAATGGGTATGGATTTCGTACAATTGCAACGGCTCGAAAATCTGCAAAATATTTAGAAGATTATCAAAAACGTTGTCGTCAAAATTGGAAACGAAATCGTAGACAATCTTCACGACCACAAAGTTATGACATCGATATGGAAATGGCTGATTGTTATTTTGGATATAGTGCAGAAGATTTTTGCTAAAATTAGAAAGGAAGTAAAATGATTTCAAAATTAACACTACTAGGAAAAGTATTAGTAATGACCACTTTAATTGCCTATGTGATTACCTTTTTACCACTAGGAATTAATAATGTAACAGCTATCGTACTTTTATTTGCGAACACAATTGTTTTCAATACTGTGGTAGTTGTAAGTATTGCAAGTAATACCAATGAATGGGGATCATTTTGTTTGAAATTATCTTATTTAGGTCTAACAACAGGATTATTGATTATACGGTCATTTGCTTATACATGGGATGATTTATGTCTCTTTTTATATATTATGGGTCTCGTTACCTTTATTTCAGTAGTAAAAACATACTACTTCAATCATGATATCCGCAAAAACGTTAATAAAAAATTAATTAAGGGGGAGCGGGAATGAAACTACTAATGACACACACTTATCCAAATCCCGATAATTTGGAAACTACAAAAACAGATGTCTTCACCAAATTTGGTGAAGAAGCAGATTTGATTGATACGGCATTAAATGTTGTAGAAGTAACACTTAAGAAGTATAATCCAGCCGCACTAACACAAATGGAACAGCAATTACATGTTGATGATCATGCAAGTGCCCACTATCAAATTGAAGGGTTGAAATGTTATTTCAATGTACAATTAAGTGCATCATAAGATTTGAAAAATTTGGATAAAATGATATGATAAGTTTATCAAATAGTAAAGGATAACTTATCTATGGAAAAAACACATTCAAATGAATTGATTTCAAATCTAGAGCTTTATAATGAGGGGTACATCATTCATGCGAAATATACTCGTAACAGTGATGGTAAAAAAATGGATAATAAAATTATCCCACGATTTAATGGATATGATATTGAATCATGTAAAACCTTAATAACCGATCTTGAGAATCTTAAACAAGAGCAAAATAGAGATCGTGAGATGAACCCAAATGAATCTCATAGTCAAAAATTTGATCGATATGTAAGTGAAATAAATGCTATGAATCAACTTCTTGATAGCCATCAAAAAGTTAATAGTACATTATCAAAAGGTGATGGGATGGATAAAATCCTCGATCATGCTGAATTTCTAGTGACAAACTTTGCTGTGATGTCTGAGTTTCGAAAGGCAAAACATGAAGCATATAAACAATGTGATCCATCGTTTCAAAGAACTTCACCATCAAAAGAGGACATAAATCGATTAACACAAGATGATTTGATAGACCTGTTACAAAAACAGGAACGTTTAATATCATGATTGTAATCTATACCCTAAGAATTGAAATATTCTGATAAAAAGGTATAATAAAAAATGTAAATCCTTACAGTTTCTATTGCACATTCACTCTTTAAATTTTTAGAAAGGCTCATAAATTGTAAACATTTCAATAATGGAAATGACTATCTTTTATGTGACAGATTAAACAAATGGCAAATACTCGATCAAATGACTATATTTCAAACTTAAACGTTTATCGTAAAGACGATGAAGTACGTGTTTCTTATGACCGTAACTTCGATGGGAAACATCGTGATATCAAACTTGTAAACTCATTTACAGGAATCAATCCTGAAACTGAACAAAAAGAAAAACGCACACTTCAAAAAGGTGCCTCTCTTGACGACATTTACGATCACGCTGAATTTGTTGCAACAAGTTACACTGTTCAAGCTCTTGTTCAACAAGCTGCTTATGAAAATCTTCCACAAGAAGAAAAAGATCGTTTAGCTGAACAAGCTCGTCAAGCAAGTCAAGCTAACACACTAAACGCTGCAGACTTTGCAGATTTAGACTTGGATCAACCACAATTGTAATCAACAATAAACTGTAAGGTGAGAGATTAGAAGTGATTCTAATCTTTTTTTACTTAGAAAGGAAACTACTAATGGTATGACACTAATTACCAATATTCGCAAAGAACAAGATAAACTCTTGTTTGATTATACAACTGTTGACAAAGGAGAAAAGGTTACACGAACAACAGAACTTGTACCTGAATTTACGGATATGAATGGAGACATTCAGGTTCTTGACCCTCACAATCCTCAATTTCATGCACTCAAACTGGCACAATATAAAATTGAAGCCGAACGTAAGGCATGGGAAAATTTGACACCTCAAGAACGACGTGAAATAGGAAAACCACTAACCTAGAAAAGGAAATGACTCAGATCAAATTTAATTAAAAATAATTAAAGAAAACTCTTGATTTTTATTTTAGATATGTTATACTTAAAGTATGGAAAATACAGTTTACACATTAAATCAATTTGCAGCAAAGATTGGTGTCACCCCTCAAACTCTTAGAACTTGGCATAAAGAAGGTAGATTAAATCCGGCTTTCATGACGGATGGTGGTCATAGACGATATACACATAAGCAATATTTAGAGTTTGTAGGAGAGACTTCAACTCAAACTACTAAACTAAACGTTGGCTATGTAAGAGTTTATTCAAAGAAACAGTCTGATGATTTAGTTCGTCAAACTCAACTGATGGAGAATTACTTAATTTCTAAAGGAAAACCCTTTAAAATCATACAATCAGTAGGTTCCGGTATCAACTATAAGAATCCACAACTACACGAGTTGATTCGTATGGTAGTCAATAAGGAGATTGATACTGTCTATGTTTTATATAAAGATAGATTAGTTCGCTTTGGTTTTGAATTATTGGAGTTCTTATTTAATGAATTTGGAATTTCCATTGAGGTTGTCAATCAGCAATTTGAATCTACACAAGAAGAGTTGGTTACAGATTTAATTCAGATTATAACTGTCTTTTCTGCCAAATTGAATGGTAAACGAAAGAATAAAGTACAAAACTTTAAGAAGGATTTAGAAGATGACTAATATAACATTAGTTGCAGAATCTAAACTTTATCTGAAAGACAATACTCCTTTATACGATTACTTTGATGATTATTCTAAGTTATTTAACTTTTTGGTTCGTAGATGTGTTCACCATCTTAATCACAAATTAAATGGTGAATCTGAGTTTCGGTATCGAACCAATTTGATGCTCGAATTTAAAATTACAAACCGTATGGCGAAAGCAGTTATAAGAACTGCTAAGACCCAACTTAAGTTACTAAAGGAGTCTGCTAGATACCAATACAACAATTTGTATAAGCGCAGACGTTCTTTGTGTAAGAAAATAGCAAAGTTAAAAGCTATTCTATCATCAAGCTCTGCTTCTTTGAAACAAAGAAAGTTAGCAAAAGTTCGTTTATTTTGGACTCAGATGAGGTTAAATAAGGTAAATCAACTGATTTTAAATGGTTTGAAACTCCATCTAACATTTGGTACAAAACATCTGTTAAAGACAAATAAGCAAAAGTTTCTAGCAAAGAGAGACAACCAAGTTGTTTATATTGGAGATAAAAATGAAACTTATGGAAACCAACAGTTTCAGATTAATTTCAACTCTAAATACAATCGGTTTGAGTATAAGTTAAGGTTAGATAATCAATGGGTATATGGTACGGATAAGTATATTTATGGTTCCTTTGCTTTGAAGAATAAAGAAGCAAAAGTACATATTTTGAAGACTTTATTAGAGAAGAAGTCTAACCCTTTAACTTATAGAATTATCAAACGTGATAATAGCTTGTATTTACAAATAATGTACCGTAGAGAAACTGTCGATCTAACTCGACACAACCACGGAGTTTTAGGTGTTGATTTCAACAAAGGTTTTATATCAGTTTCTGAGATTAACTTTGATGGTAAATTACAATCGTTAACTAGGTACACCTACCTTCATCAAGGTAAAGCAACTAAAACAAAAACTTCTATGTCAGAGTTGGTTTATGATTTAGTTACACAAGCAGTTAGTGTTGGAAAAGATATTGTCATTGAAGATTTAGTCAGTTTAGATTCAAATAAGAAACAAGTGAAAACAACTTCAAAGAATTATAATCGTATGATTAATAGTTTGAAGTTTGGTTTATTTAAACGTTGTTTATTAAGTAAAGCAACAAAAGAAGGGGTATCCATACATACCGTGAACCCTTATAACACAAGTAAAATAGCTCGTAAAAGTTATACAAATAGTATGAAATTAAATGTGCATGATGCAGCTTCTTATGTTATTGCACGAAGATTTTATCAATACGACTAGATAGAATTTATTTAATACAATCTAAAGACAAGATACGGAAAGATTGTGAAATTAAGTAATAGAATTTAGTGTTTGGAAGAGTCTTTATTGCTATGAAATAAAGAGGAATTTCAAACTATTTGAATAGCTTACCGTACAGCTAGTTTAATTGAAATATTAAATGAAAGGAATAGAATAACTATTTATAGTTATTTCTTTACGGAAATGACGATGAAAAAAATTGGACTTATTATTGCAGGCCTTGTTGGAGTGATTGCACTTATTGCAATGATGGTAATGGGTAGTTACAATGGACTTGTTTCCAAAGATGAATCCGTAAAACAGGCGAATGCAAAAATTGAAGCTGCATTACAACGACGTAGTGATTTGATTCCAAACGTAGTGGAGTCAGCAAAAGGCTATATGAGCCACGAAAGTGAAATCTTTGAAAAGATTGCTGAAGCACGATCTAAAATTGGATCAGGGGATAAACAAACAAAAGCTGACGGGGAAGGGGAACTAAGTTCTGCTATCTCACGATTGTTAGTTGTACAAGAAAACTATCCTCAACTTAAAGCTGATACACATGTTTCAAGCCTTATGGCTGAACTTGAAGGAACAGAGAATCGACTATTTGTTGCCCGTAAAGACTACAATGAAGTTGCAACAAACTATAATAAAACCATTCGACAATTCCCAACAAGCATTATTGCAAATATGTTTGGATTTGAACGTGCAGAACTTATTGAAGCAGATAAAGATGCTAAAGTAGTTCCAAAAGTAAATTTGAGGGATTAAACTTATCAACTACCACCCACTAAAGTAGGTGGTTTGTCCCTAATTTCAATGTGGTCAAACAGAAGAATCTTCCTTCCACATT